TTATTTACCGTTTCCGTCTTTACCAACATGAAGGATGGCAAGGAATGCTTCCTGCGGCAGCTCAACGTTACCGACCTGCTTCATACGCTTCTTACCTTCTTTCTGCTTCTGCAACAGCTTTTTCTTACGGCTGACGTCGCCGCCGTAGCACTTAGCCAGAACGTTTTTACGCAGCTGCTTCACGGTTGAACGGGCAATGATGTGGTTACCAATGGCCGCCTGAATCGCAATGTCAAACTGCTGACGCGGGATCAGCTCTTTCATCTTCTCAACCAGCTCACGACCACGGTACGGTGCGTTATCGTTGTGGGTGATCAGCGCCAGGGCATCAACTCGCTCGCCGTTGATCAGCACGTCCACGCGAACCATGTTGGAGGCCTGGAAGCGTTTGAAGTTGTAGTCCAGTGACGCATAGCCACGGGAGGTAGACTTCAGACGGTCGAAGAAGTCGAGCACCACTTCCGCCATCGGAATTTCATAGGTCAGCGCCACCTGGTTACCGTGGTACACCATGTTGGTCTGCACGCCACGCTTCTCAATACACAGGGTGATCACGTTACCGAGGAACTCCTGCGGCAGCAGCATGTGACACTCTGCGATAGGCTCGCGCAGTTCCTGAATATTATTCAGCGGCGGGAGCTTGGAAGGGCTGTCGACGTAGATGACCTCTTTCGACGTGGTTTCTACTTCGTAGACAACCGTCGGGGCGGTGGTGATCAGATCCAGATCGTATTCACGCTCCAGACGTTCCTGAATGATCTCCATGTGCAGCAGACCGAGGAAGCCACAGCGGAAGCCGAAGCCCAGCGCCGTTGAGCTTTCTGGCTCATAGAACAGGGAAGCATCGTTGAGGCTCAGCTTTCCGAGCGCATCGCGGAAGTTTTCGTAATCGTCGGAGCTGACCGGGAACAGACCCGCATAAACCTGCGGTTTCACCTTTTTGAAGCCTGGCAGCGCTTTATCTGCCGGGTTACGTGCGCCGGTCAGGGTATCGCCCACTGGCGCGCCGAGGATGTCTTTAATTGCACAGACCAGCCAACCCACTTCGCCGCATTTCAGTTCGGTACGGTCAACCTGTTTTGGCGTGAAGATGCCGAGGCGGTCAGCGTTGTAGACCTGCCCGGTGCTCATGACCTTGATTTTGTCGCCTTTACGCATGGTGCCGTTTTTAATACGCACCAGCGAGACAACGCCCAGGTAGTTATCAAACCAGGAGTCGATGATCAGGGCCTGGAGCGGCGCATCCGGGTCACCTTCCGGCGGCGGAATGTCACGCACCAGACGTTCCAGTACATCCGGAACACCTACGCCGGTTTTTGCCGAGCAGCGCACTGCATCGGTCGCATCGATACCGACGATGTCTTCAATTTCTTCCGCTACGCGCTCAGGATCGGCGGCTGGCAGGTCGATTTTATTCAGAACCGGCACCACTTCGAGATCCATTTCCATGGCGGTATAGCAGTTTGCCAGCGTCTGGGCCTCTACGCCCTGCCCGGCATCCACCACCAGCAGCGCGCCTTCGCAGGCCGCCAGCGAGCGTGACACTTCATAAGAGAAGTCAACGTGCCCTGGGGTGTCGATAAAGTTCAGCTGGTAGGTTTCACCATCGGAAGCCTTATAGTCGAGCGTCACGCTCTGGGCTTTAATGGTAATACCGCGTTCGCGTTCCAGGTCCATGGAGTCCAGAACCTGGGCTGCCATTTCACGATCAGACAGGCCACCGCAAATCTGGATAATACGGTCAGACAGCGTCGACTTACCGTGGTCAATGTGAGCAATAATGGAGAAGTTTCTTATGTTCTTCATAAATATGAATTTTTTAACTCGCTATGCAGATAATTTGTTCTTGATGGACACAGCGGTGGACATCCCACAGTAACTACCCCATCAACGACTGGCCTGCATATTACACTGTAGCGCCGAAATCGTCAGCATACGATCTCTTCATTAACATACGATGTTACATCACCGGGCAGTCGTCGAACTCGCCAGACCGCGCGTCGTTGATGATATACGTGATCACCCCAAATACCGGACGCGAAGTGTCGGATACCTCATCCTTATCTGGCAAACTCTCCCGTTTACCGTTCTCAAGGTTTTCCAGGTGTGGCCGCGGGTGTGTGCGATAACGCTTAATCCTAAACTCACCGCTATCTGTGCAAACCAGCAATGAACCATCACATGGAGACAGTGACGCGTCGACAACCAGCAAAGCACCGTTGAGGATACCTTCCCGGTAATGCGTTGCACCGGCCCGCATAAAGTACGTAGCCGCTGGCCTGGTGATGATGCGCTCGTCAAGCGATATACGCTGTTCAACGTAATCCGTAGCCGGCGAAGGAAAGCCCATTAGAAAACCCTCCCCATGTTACGTAGGATCCAATAACGGTTGTCGCTTCCGTCGGTCGTCTTGTCAGCAAAATCTGGCTGGTATCTCTCAATCCATGCGTTCGCGTCTGTCTGGCTGAAATGCCAGTTCCTCTCCTGCATTTCAGCGATGAACTTGTCTGTATGCAGACAGAGATAGCCCTTCGGGTTTTGCTGTATGGCCGCAATAAAAGCAGCACGGATATCCGGTTGACGAGGCATAAATGGACCCTCACTCGCTCATTGCCTGTATGCATATACAGTAGTATTTTCACGAAAACAGATCAAGCACAGGCAGTTTTCACTTATAAGAGGATCGGTATGTTTGTTGAACTGGTTTATGACAAGCGAAATGTTGAGGGGCTCGAAGGGGCTAGGGAGATCATTCTGGCCGAGCTGACGAAGCGGGTGCACCAGATTTTCCCTGTTGCCGAAGTGAAGGTAAAGCCGATGCAGGCGAACGGCTTGAATAGTGATGCCAGCAAAAGCGATCGGGAAAAGTTGAATCGCATGCTGGAGGAAATGTTTGAAGAGTCCGATATGTGGTTGGTTTCTGAGTTCCCGACCGTTCGCCAGGTTGGCCTATAAATCTTGTTCGGGTAATATTCACAGCGTTTGCTCGGGCATGAACACTGAGCAATCAACCGCCGCTCATTCTTACACAAAATGGGCGGCGGTTTTTTTTACGAGCCCTGCTCCTGCTTTAAAGCCTCTTCCGTTTGTTTCTGATTCCAGATGCTGTCAACTGGCATTTCTACACGAACGCTGACGAACTGGTGAGCCGGGATGTCAACCGGCTCGCCATCTGCCAATCCATCACGCTCATTCCTGGCAAATGCTGGCGCAGAAGAATGTTCGCGGTGATAGGTTTTTACCAGCACAGAGCCGTCTGCGTTAACCTCGTAGTCCAGCCATATAAGCGGTTGCTTATTCCTGTCTGTGGGAATCTCAAACCCTCCGTCTATACCTCCCCATGCGGCGTCTGAGTTGAGTGCTTTGCAGCCTTCAATAAGGTATTGTCCGACATCCAGACGAGTTACCGTGACACCTTCTGATTCGTCGTTAGTTTCATACTTACCATCAGTGAAGATTTTGACGACCGGGGATGCCTGCTTTATAAAGCCATTGCTATCCACGACTGTGTTTTTATCATCGTATAATACCCTGCTGTGATTCCATCCAGTTCCTGCTGCACCACCAAAAATACGAACTTTGCCAGATGACTGAAAAGGCATTGAAAAAAGGCTATACGTATCACCTGTACGGGCAAATATTGTCGGTGAATAGTTCCATATATTCCATGGTTCTGGTATCTGTGCATTATTTCGAAGAACCGTAAGCCCATACCCTGTCAATCCATCAAGAAGATCATCCTGGCTAGTTGTGTTGAATATTAATGCCCCATCCGGACGACCAAGCCCAAACATGCCGGGCTGCATGACATTGTCGCTCGTTGTTCCTGTGTTTTTTGTTGCAGAGCTTCCCAAACCGAGGTTTGTGCGAGCGTCTGCGGCATTTGTTGCGGCGGTTCCGCCGTCTGCGACAGCAAGCGCACCGTTGCTACCTTTCTGTGCCAGCTTACCGATGCCAGGGATGGTTACGGAGGCGCCGTTGATGGTTACGGTGATGCTCTGATTGGCTGAGGTGGTGGCGAACGTCTCCCACGCACCAATGTTCTCGTCATAATCTTTGATGAGCTGTGACATCGCCTGTGCCAGCCCGTCTACAGAGATATTGTCGGACACCAGGATTCCATACTTCTGACCACTCAGTGCCGGAGCGGCAGCAGGTGTAACCGTCATCGAGGTGGAGCTGTCCACGCTTGAGATCTGGAAAATTTGAACCGGGCTGGACAGGACTATAATCGTCTGGCCAGCGCGAACCTGGCTGGCTGGCGCCGTCCAGTTTGTACCCGTCCCGGTGGCGGTATTTCCGTTAATGGCGATGGTGCCAGTGTTATAAAGCATATTTTCTCCAGGCAATAAAAAACCCCGCCTAGGCGAGGTTTGCATTCAAAGTCGTGAGTTATTTACATGTCGTGCTTGTGAATGTGTTCGCACTTACCCAACGCCAGTTGAAGGGATATCCGGCCCGGTATTGAGTCTGGTTGTTTTGTTTTCGAACGCCGTAAATCATAACGTTATTCTCATGGTCACCCATATATGCCGTGCCGCTGCAAATAGGTTCATGTTTCTCAAGTACACCAGCACAACCAGACAGCATTAAAGCGATCGCCATGCTGATAATTAGCCTTTTCATTTTGAAAGTATCCAGAGGAATTCAGTAGGTTCGAAGATATCAATACAAAATCGATGGGTATAATTGATTATGTAGATCAATTATTTGTTATTGATCGCTCAAAACGATCAATCAGTCATAGGCTGCGGTGTTGATGGCCGTCAATGCTATTCCTGTGGTTGTCCCTCCCGCTGCAGAACCAGTAGCTGTTGTCGAAGGCGCGGCATTTATCCTGGTCGACGAACCGTTAAAGCGGCAGCCTGCATAGGCTGTTATATTCACGATTGTTGGAGGCCTGGTATTGTTGTTCTGTACGATTTGTGAGCCCAGAATTGCAGGTGCTACCGCATAACTACCCTGCAACGTAACATCAATGTTAATCCCTCCCGTTGAGGCTCCTGGTGTTCCGACAGTAACGAGGTCAGTAAGCACGCGGCTTTCGTTTGTCAGTACCAGCTTTCCGGCTTCATCCCAGACAGCAAATCCCCAGTCGGGCAACGTTTGTGGAAAGATGGCAAAGATGTACGCCGTCAGAGTGTGTGACTGACCATAAGCGTTGCTTGAACCAACAAGAATGTTTCCTCCTGACCGGGTTGCCCCGACTGTAGTGGGCTGGGCTGTATCACTCGTTTTGCAAAAAACCATCGCCGGATAAGAAGCATCCAGAGCTACCGTCGCAGAAGCACCGTGGTATGCCCCATTTGCCACTGAGTTAACCACTACCTTTCTGTACAGACAAAACGGCGTTGACTGAGGAGTAATAAACGGATTTCCACTTTCCAGCGCAATCAGTGCGCCATAATCTGCCATTATGCATTCTCCACGAAAACCACCAACTCACATTCCGAAGCGGGATAATTTCCAATGCCAACTTCGCTGGCAGTGCTGAGAGTGATGGTGTTCCCGTTAGCGATAATGCGTCGGCCCACCGAGACCGCGCCTTTATCAAGGGACACCGCAAATCCGACTTTCATCCCTGCCGGAATGGTAAAGGACCAACTTCCCGAAGTTTGACCTTCGGAAAGCTGAACACGCCCTACCACTGATACGGGTTTGATACCGTAGTTGTTGGGGTTGCCGTTGGCGTCCCAGGTCTGAATACCCCAGGCCATTAAAATACTCCTGTAAGTTTGCCTATCTGAACACGGAGCCTGTTAGCATCCCGAATGCTGATGGTGACGTTAGTCTGCTTCATGCCTCCGGAACTGTCGCTCCCGTAGTTCTGCATCGTTCCGTCTTTACCCCAGCGCCAGCCAGCGCTTCCGGCAACATAATTATTAGACTGCAGAGAATCCGTAATTTTGCCGAACTGGATACTCGCATCACGGAAGAACGCATCATTGATGAATGTCTGCCCGTTCTGGATAACAAATGGCAAAGAAACAGTGCTGCCAGCTTGGGAGGTAACAGCGAACCGGTCAGCCAGGAAGATTACCTGCGACTGCATCCCTGATGGCGTATTCTCCACCCCGATCCCCATTCCTGCAGCGTAATACTGTCCATTGCTGGCGACGCCAACCTTGATGTTATACATCGCTTTCAGATCACCATTAACGTTCGCGATGGCCTGAGCGTTAGTGGTAATGGCTGACGTATGTCCGTTTATGGTCGCCGTGATTCCGTTTATCTGCGTGGCGGTGGCCTGCTGGTAATCGGAGAAGGTCTGGTTCAGGCTGTTGATGGATGCCTTGTTCCCGTTGACTTCCGCCTGCACACTCAGCAGCGAACGCGCCGTTGCCTCCTTCTCGTTGACGATCACCTCATCAATGCGATCCAGCTGCGCGCTGTTACCGGCGACCGATGCCGACAGCGTTTTGCGCGCGGCCACCTGCGCCAGGTTGCCCTGAATAATCGCGATGGCTGAGTTCTTCACTCCCCCCGCCATGCCGTCCATAGACACACTGATGCTGTCGATTCGCTGGCCCAGCGCGGTATCAGCCGTCGCAACGGTCTGCTCAAGCTCGCTCAGAGAAGAAGACACACCTCCGACCGTGCTCGACAGGTTTGTAACGCTGGTCTGAACCTTCCCGATATCCTGGGCGTTTTTGGCGATTTCCTGCGCCTGTTGCGCCAGTTCGTCGTTGGCCTGTTTGATGTCGTTTGCCATGTCAGCAATTTTTTCATTGCTGTCCACCGCGTTCTCGATCAGGTCTTTGAACGTATCGGAGCCTTTCATGTCCTCCAGGATTGCATCGGTGATATCGCTAAAGTCATCCGTTGGCTTTCCTGAAGCCTCAACAAAATCAGAAACCCCGAACGCGTTGCGTGTCCGGACATAAACGTAATAGACGTGGTCAAACTTGAGCTTTTGAATGGTCCACTGGTTCCCCCTTCCGAGGAATTGAGTTTTGTTCTCAATATCATCGGTTAATGGGATTGGCGTCTCGCCAGCGTACCAGAACTCAAAAGAGGTATCTGATGTTGCCGTTACAGACATAACTGGCACCAGAGTGGCCTGTAATGGTCCGGGTATCCACTGAACGGAGTTAGGAGCCTTTGGCGCGCCTATAATAAGACTCACCTGAGTTTCGGCGCCTTTCATCCCGTTTTCATTGCGCCCACGAACGCCAAGCGTGTAGCTACCGGCAGCAAGGCCGTAAAAATCATAACGGAACTGGTCTGTTTCGTACTGAGATACCAGCTTCCCATCAGCACTGTAGATGTACAGCTCAAACACCAGCTTTTTAGTAGTGGTTGCCGTCTCCCACGTTGCTGTAACCTGGACGGTCTCGGTGTTTGTGTTCAGGATTCGCAGGTTTTCCACGTTAGGCACGCGGTAGCCGTTCAGCGTATCGCTGGGAGCTTCAAACACTGCACCCTCGTCAACGATGGCCTGTTTGTTGGGGTCGTGCAATGAGGCCGTTATGCTGTATACGGAGTTGTTTTCCGTTTCGGCGACGCTCAGTATCCGGAAAAGGCGAATCGCAACGCTTGCGGTTGAAATGGCAAATACAGTTCCCGCCCTCACCCATTCAGGTTCGTTTTTGAGTGTGACGTTGTTTCCGTTAACGCCATCAATCTCATAGCGAGAGAACTTTCCGTCCCTCCCCATAATCGACATAGTGGAGCCGTCCGTTACTACCGAGGAATCAACCGCGTCAACCGTTATCACCCTCCCGGAATGAGAAACAATTCTCCCCCCGAGGCGAGTTCCTGCGTAGTCATTATCCATGACCTCAACGATATCACCCGGCGTGAAGTGGATAGCATCGCGTGCCATCTGGAAAGACAGTCTGCTGCTTTCACGCTTTGCTGTTTCCAGCAGCCATTTACCTGCCCGCCATGCCTGTCCGCGAGAGGTGCAGCCAAACGCCTCCAGAGTGGTTTCGTTGTAGTTCCCTTTGGCTATCATCTCATCGTCGGAAACGTACTCTTTCACCTGCTCCCACCCGTTATCCGGATCGGTCCATGACACCACCACTGCATTGTATTTCTCAGAGCGCTTCACCGAGCTGCGCTTGAATTCCCCGTCAACTACGTTAGCGTTAGTGATGGTGGCGATCGCGTCCTGAGGCGCGTCCAGCATGACGGTGAGACGCATCCCGTCCCACAGCGCTATGCCACGGAACATGCCTGCAATCTTGTCCAGAATGTCACGCGCGCTGGCCTGCTCTGTGATGTAAGCGTTAAGCGTCATGCGTGGCTCTTTGCCACCGTACCCATCATCAACAAGCTGATCGCAATACTGAGACAGAATATACAGCGCGCCGTCATCCACATCGATGTATCCGGCACGTTTAGCCAGTCCGAAGCGGGTATTCTTCGCCAGCTCTCTGAACAACCATGCCGGGTTGTTAGTCCATGCCTGCTTAAATCCACCCAGCCATAAACCGGAGTAGGTGCGTGCTATCGGATCATAGTTGTCTGGTACAGACACAATCAGTCCGCGAAGATGGTAGGTGCGGCTTGGAGTGTCAGTGTACTGGTCGCGGTCAATAACGGCTCCAGCGATGGCTGAAAATGGATAGCTCAGATTGTCGTCGGTGATTTCACTGTAGCTATTCCAGGTAGTGCCGTTGGACAGCAAATCGCTGCTGCTGTCCGGTGTAATGCGGCGAACGCGAATATCAAACGGCTTGATATCTGGAGCATCAATAAGATGGGCCTCAAGATATTCGCCTGATATCTTCCCGGTGATGGTCACGGTCTTTTCAATAACCCAGCCTGAAGCGCCAGTTCTGCTCTCCAACACCAGAGTGACGGACGTGTTTTTCTGATTGCCTTTGGTGTCCTGCTCGACCAGTCCGGTCACACCAACGTTAAACCGCACCCGGGTAACGTCCTGATCGGTTATGGTGCGAACCAGCGGAGTATCATAGGTTACTTCGGTGTTTACGATGGTGGTCGCTTCAATAGCAGAGAAGCCATTAATGGGGGATTGCGTTTCAGAGCCGGGGCGCCAGGCGACGCTGACACCATTTACGCTGACACTGCCTGTCGCATCAGTTACGGGAGTCTTATTGAGCTTGAACGATGACAGGTGTTCCTGATCAACGGGCCCATAGATAGGCCCTTCACTGATGAGATCCAGTACCCGGTAAAATTGCTTTGACTTGAGGTTATCGTCGAGGAGTTTGGGGGTTGATGCTTTGCCGCCGCCTGAAGACATAATGCCACCTTAGCTAATAGATTCCGTCCAGTCCTGGTTGTTGCTTGTGTCGATGCCGAGTGAAATAACGTTCGAGCCGACCTCCATTTCTCCAAGGAGGAGTGGCACCGCCCGGCCCTGGCCTACCCGGTTCTCAGCACTGGTAAAAGAGTTGTTTGTGAGCGTATTGGTCTCAGCGGCTTCTGCGGAGGTTTTGGTTTTCATGTTGCGTGACATGTAGACCGAGTAAGCTACCGAAGCCACGCTGACAGCCACCGCAATCCATGCGGCCGCAGCAGCAGAAATGGCCCCCTCCACCACCGGCACGAACAGAACCACTGAGCCATCTTTAAGGTGGCGGTCCAGATGCCATTGCATCGCTGATTCCTCAACATCCTCGCCCGCCACCCGCACCCGCAGCTTTGTATTGAGAAAGGCTTTTTTGAATTCGAAATCCTGCGCCAGCAGAAGGCGTAAACCCTGCGCGGGAGTATCAACATTCAGGGATATCTGGCGGTAAAATCGGCGTAAATTGCCTGCAAATTTAAAGATGAGCACTGTTCGTGTCTCCAGATTGAATGCGTCTGCTTGATGTATGCCGGTCGCATTTGTTCTCGTCTGCTGAGGTGTCCGGCATGGTCATGGTGAAGCACCAGGTTGTCATGAAGGAGAATCATTGCGTGGCAAGGGTCAGCGCCGGGGAATGGTTGCCTGATGATGACGTCACCAGGTTGCGCTTCGCCAGGCGATACCTGGCGGAAACCATTGAGCGGCATGTTGTTCAGATAGAGATTTTCACCTCGTAACCACCACCCGTTAGTTCTCTCAAAATCAGGAAGGTTAATACCGCACAGGTGATACGCATCCCTGAAAAGGGTGTAGCAGTCCATGACGCTATGTTCGAACCTGCGCCCCAGCAGGAATGGTACGGGCCTGAATTTCAGAATTCTGCCACCGCACGCCAGCCACCACGGAAGCCCTGTAACCTCTTGCACCTGACGATCAGCGCCAGACAGGAACGGTACGTTTTGTGGGTGCGAGTGAAAGACCGCCATCACCTCTCCTGCTTCCTCGGCTGCCAGCCAGTCATCATCACTGATGCGGAAATGCTTACCTGGATCGGGGTGCACGTTTCGACAGCGGAACAGCCGATCGCCATCAAGGATTAATCCGCACACTTCATCCTGCGACGATGCCGCATAATCGAGTAATTCTTGCATCAGGAAACCTTCTGAGAGCCGGGGAAGCTGCTGATTGGCATTGGTTCCGGTCGCGGATAACGGAAGCGGCAGCCGCTCCGCCGGTGAGAGCACTTGTCTTTCGCCGGATCCGTGGTTGGATTGTCGCGCTCATCTGCAACAGGAGGCCCGTCATATCCGCACCCGACGCCGCGATACTGCCACTGGCACACGTCGGCGAGAATGGTACGAGCCGGGATAATGGCGTTGTCGCAGTCAATCGGTGTCGCCAACGTGTAGGTCACCTGCTCGAACGTCTCTTCCGTCATCTCCTCAACAACGTAGCGGGAAACTGCTTCCTGCGTCGGATCGGCATCAGGGTTGCCGTTCGGAAAATTCACCGCGTCCAGGTATTTCACAGGAACCTGTCTTCGGGTGATGACCACTCCCAGCATGTCGTCGAAGTCATGGTTTATGCCCGTCAGTAAACCCGTGACGTTCGCCACCACCATTGTTGGCCTGGCATATGTGCCTTCGTTCTTTGACTCGAACCCTTCGACTGCTATCGGGTATGCCTGATACTGATTCCCCTTCCAGATCACATTTCCGTAATATCCATTGGTGCCGGAATGGAACCGGATAAGGTCTCCGCCAAAGGGTTGCAGGTCGGCTTCGAACAGGTCGATAAACGCGCCTACTCCGGCGTCGACGCTATCAATAATCATACTGGCTGGTATGTCGCGCACGGCAAACTCCCATAAAAAAAGCCACCAAGTGGTGGCTACTGTTTGAATATCAGGATGTTGCTTACTGATAACCCTGGTTAACGTGTAAGCTCAGCCCGTCAGTGGTGGGACACTGACGTAACCATCGAAGGGGGATGGCTGATTACCTCTGATAAAGGAAAAATAATGTCAGAATTGAAATTAAACGCTATTGACTTTATTTCTTTTGCGGTCGCTGGAAATACATTTAAATTAAAAGCTAATTTGATTGGCCCTAATGACCAATTTCATTCGGTAAACCTAGATATAGCGCCAGATGAGATAAAGAATAAAACCATCGGTGAGATTGAAAAACTTGCTATTCAAGCCTTGCGTTCAGCTTGAATTACGGCAATTTGATCTAATTTCGCAGTGATTTGATTATAAGCACAGGTGTGAGCGCTAATAACTTCTTCCATCTGTGCTTTCATTGAATCAACCATAGCCTCTAACTCTTCAACACGTTGTTCTAAAGTCATAACTGTCTCCCGCCTTTCGGCTTATCGTGGTACTTGTTCAAAAGTGGCCGTCAGTTCGTACAGCGGCCCCGTCTTTGTCATGCTCCATGAGCGGCAGACAAATAGCTTTCTGACTCCGGTATCAGATGGCGTCCAGTAGAAAGCGTCAACCGCGCTACGGGCTTTAAGGAATGCCTCGGCATCCTTAGCAGAATTACTCCGGCAGGCGCCGCCTACGCCCCGAAAGGTCAGGGAGTATTTATCCATTAGTGGATTGATGCCCTTCACCTGTCGCTGCTCGTAGCCGTCACCGAGCTTAACAACGGCTACGTTTGGGGTACGTTCAACCTGATAAGCTCGCTGCGGTGTCCATGTGAATGTTTCTGGCACGATTACCTCCGTAGTAACCCGTTCGGACGTTGCTGGTCGCGGATGGTGTTCAGGCTCACCTGCTTCATCATCTGCGTCATCTTAGCCATCGTTGCATCATCTATTCCGCCAGTGGTGTTGATTTCGAAGGTGATGTGCTGCACCACTCCACCGCCACCTCCAACCTTATCAGCAGGAATGATCTTTCCTGACTGGTTCGGGATGAATGCCTGCTGACCCCCGGCGGTCTGGAAGATTTCAGAACGACCATCCTCGTTGACACGATAGGCGTTTCCAGCAGATACCGTGCCGCCGTAGCGACGACCGCCACTCATGGTGACACTTGCAATATTCGAAAGCAGGGAAGCACCGGCCGAGGCGATGGCTGCGTAGTTCGCCATTTTTTGTGCTGGCGTAAGAGCAGTCGGATCGGCCATGGCTTGCATAATAGCCGTGTTAAGACTCAGGGTTGATTGCGCTATCGCGAATGCTTTTGCAGCAGCGAACATGGCAACATATGCACCACTGCTCTTTCCAGACGTGCTTTCGATAATTGACGCCAGGCTGTCAAAGCCCTGCGATGCCGAGCCGAGAATGGAACCTATCGCCTCAGTTTGTGCATTGGCCTCATCTACAGCAATTTTCCTCCTGGCGTTTGCTGCCTGCTCCTGAATGGCCGTCTTGGCATCTTCGTAAAGCTGTGTATTTTCCTTGTCTATGGTCTGATACTTAGCAAGTGCCGCTAACTTCTGCTGCTCCTGCAAATCAATAAGAGCCGTTGGATTTTGCACTGCGCCCGTTACGGCGTCAGGGGTGGTCACGTTTGCAACGATCTCCTGCTGTGCAAACTTTTTACCTTGCTCTGCCTGCTGCCGCATCTTCACCGCATTGGCTGCGTCCCATTCAGCGGCAGCATATTTTCTTATTTCATCAATTTGCCCAGCCGTAGCGCTTTTATTAAGAGACTGCTCAGCCCTTAGCATGGCCTGTTCGCGTGACAAATCCTGTGTTGCCCCGGCAGCAGTTTCTGCGCGCTGCTTATAATCAGCAATTTTCTGGGCGTTGGCCTCCATCTGAGTGGCTGCGCTTTTTCCCTGCTGTTCATTCTGCTGCTGCGCTTTGCGCCGTGCCTCCTCAGCTTCCTGTAGATCGTAATTCTCTGCAGCCAGACGCTCAGCAGACGCGATCTGATTAGGGTTGTCAGTAACCTTAGATGCCGCCATTCTGGCTTTTGCCACTGCCCGCTGGCGTTCATCCTGTATTTTCAGAAGCTCGTTCTGCTCTTCAAGGTTCAGGATTACTTTATCGCCATCTGCAGTTGGAGGGGCGATCTGTAATGACTTGGGGTTGAAATTCTGCCCGGCCTGATTGGCCCGGTTAATCTCATCTGCAGTATTACCGAAGGCTTTCGCAACAGCTCCTTGAACTCTCTCCAGAGTGGTGCCTTTTTCAATGAGTTGATCATGCACACCCATCGATGAAAGCATATTATTAGTAAGCAAACGGTTCGCTTCTGAGGCAGTATTTTCTGTTCTAGCAAGCTTATCCTTTTTGTTGGCGAGATCCCGAATCTTCCCGTTCAGTTCATCTGAAACCTCAGCCTGCCGTTGGCTGAACTCTGCTCCCTGCCCCATTGAATCCGCATAAGCTTGGGCGGCTGGAGTAAAGCTCTTGTAGCGATTTTGAAGCGATGCGATATCCGACTCTAAATCAGCTATTTCATCTTTTTGCGCCCGGATTGACACATTGGCATCAGCAATGGTTCCTCGCAGTTGAGTGTTGCTCAATGATTTTAAAGATGAGTTGAGCTTGTCTAAACCATCAGCAAAGGCAATTGCCTCTTGTTTGGCTTGCTGAGCTTTCTGCCAAAAATAGAATATGGCTCCAGCCGCAATCATGGCTGCACCAGCAGGACCACCAATAAGGGAAAGAGCACCTCTCGCCAAGGCGGCTGCAGCTGAAGCCGCGCGTGATGCCACTGCTGATGCCTCTTGCGATGCGATAAATCTACCATTGGCTGCTGTTGCGACGCCAGTGGCATTAGCCAAGGCGATTCTTGCAGCGGAAACCTTAGCTTCTGCAGATGCAATTGCAGCTGCCCGGGATTGAGAGGCAGTAGCCTCGGCAGCCGCAAGTCGCGTAGTTAATGCAGCAGATGCCTGCTGCAGCTGAGCCATGCGAGTTACAGCCTGAATCCGGCCTTGTTCGGTAATTTGAGCGCGTAAACGCTGAGCCTCAAGCGCTTTCTCAGAGTTAATTTGCGCAAGCTGCGTTCGGATGGTTTGCGCTTCCGCAGTCGCTAGTCTGACCTCTTCTACGGAAGAAGCAGCAGTTGCTTTAAGAGTGTTTAATCTGGCCTGAGCAAGATTGAGATCAGAGGTTGCTGCGTTCTTACTAGACTGAGCAGAGCGTAATTGCGCAGCAGCTTGAGCTTCAGCAGCTGAGGTAGTTACTACTGCTGCTTTGGCAGCAGCAATTTGCGAGGCAGTGTTACGAACTTGCGCAGTAGTAGCCATAGTCAGAGCGCCAATATATCGACTTCCCATTACAGCAGCGACTGCGGTCAAAGCCATGCTCAGACCTGAAATATTATTGCTTGCTGTGATTATGGCGTCATTGAAGATAGCAACACCCGCTTTCACAGAAGAGCTCTCTCCAATAAATTTAGTAATATTATTGCCAGCAACTTGCATTGCTTGGCTGATTGTTGTCGTAGTTTTGGCGAATTCAGCTCCAATGGTTGCTCCCTGGGATAGCAGGCCATTCACAACAACATCGGTAGTAAGCTTACCTTCAGCGGCTAACTGGCGCATCTGGCCAATTGTCACGCCCATTGAATCCGCAAGAGCGACAATTAGACGATTACCCTGCTCGTTTACAGAGTTGAATTCTTCCCCGCGTAATGCACCAGACGCCAAGCCTTGAGATAGCTGAATAATCGCGTTCTCTGCTTCTTCAGCGGTAGCACCTGAAACCACAAAACCTTGGTTGATTATCGTTGTGAGTTTTACAAGGTCCTGCGCACTCGTGCCGTACTGGCGGGTTGCACGCTCCAGTCGGGCATAGAGAGAGGCAGTAGCCTCCAGGCTAGAACGCGTTTGCTGAGTAATGTTGAATACCCGCTCTGTAACGTCCACCAACTCTTCATTTGGCCGCAGCGCATTCGCTAATTTGTTGTTCAGTTCGGTCCATGCATCGGCATATTGCGACACTTGGTTAACAGAAAGGATCGCCATTACAGCCGCGGCAATTTTACTCAATTCGCCCAGAGAAGAAGAAAGTGATTGCGCCGCATCATCAGCTGCGTCAAAACCATCCTGCATATTGTCGGTGGCTTTGACCACCTCCTTATCAGCACGCAGCAACTGTGCCGTATCGGCCTTAATCACATATTCAATATCGCCGACGTTCTGGGTCATTTCAATTTCTCCAGGCAATAAAAAACCCCGCCGGAGCGAGGTCTTGGGGGTAAGATGAGTCTTACTATTTTAATAAACCGAACATAAAAAGAATGAACATCAGCAAAATACCAGCGCCTATCCACTGGCCAATTGCATGACCTGTCGCCTCGCTTGATGCGGCTTGAGCGTTGAGTTTGGTAGTTTCATCATTTATTGCTGATGCTGAGGCTAGCATCTCTTCAGCGAGCGTTTCAAAAAGCACAACTTGTGCTTCTACCGGAGCTTCAGAAAAAAAGTCACTAACCTGATCTTGTAAATCTAAGGATGCGGTATGTATGTTCCCCCCATCAGCGATCACTTGCTGAATTTTCTGGTTCCGTATTTCAACAAGCGCCCTTATTCTGCTTCTGTTTGATTTATATGTTTTTTCTTCCGAGCCACTAACTGTGAAATAGTCATTGATAGCGCCCGGTATGTCGATATGCATATCCCTATCCCCATCAGTAAAAGATGGTCAAATCCTACCACCAGTTGACGGAGAGGTCAGCAGGGATCTGGCGACGACAGAACAGTTACAGATCACTTGGTGACTAAAGCAATGAATAATGGAACGAGTATTGCCGATACTAAAAGGCCAACCAGCCACTTTTGGTTGTCGTCAATCTTATCAATGAACCGCTTTTCCATTGATGATAGGTTTTGGTTGATGCTTTTCAGCTCAGATTCAATGCCTCTGATGTTTCGCTCTCGCAGTTCGTCTGTGGCTTCAAGTCTTGCAAGTCTCTCGCGTGTGTACATATCGCCTCCGTCACCGCCGCTACCGCCACCACCATGTTTTGGGAAGTCTACAACGTGAATATTGTCATCCATCTTGCTATTCATTAGTCCCTTTCCCTGAATCTGAAAGCTTCTGCTCCACCCATTTCAATACCGGCCACGTTGCAAAATGCATCGAATAAGCACAGTTTTTGCATATCAATCGATACTCATATTTCACCAATGAGTATGGTGGCCCTTCTGTGTCGAGTTTGACTGGTATGGCATAAGTGCTGCTTTCGCACCCTTCAGGCCCTACAGTCATCGAACTGGCGTTAGGGATAGAAATATCATCACTACCACAAATTGGACATATGACTGTTTTGACGCCGCGTTCGAAAAGATATTCAGAGAATAGCTCTGGAGTGACTTTCTCCAGTCGTCGCTGAAGTGTCAGTTGAAGCTGCATTTGGCGCTGCTTTTCATCTTCCACGTTGATTCACCACGAAATGTATTTCCGTAAATTTATCACGCGGAACATCGCTATATAAACTGATCATCCATCCATGGCGAAGACAAAACCCGCAGTTAAGCGGGTTTGGATGTGCGCTTCAATCAGGCAGATTTGGTTGGAAGGTCGTTACGAATCTCTGGCTTCTTGTCGCAGGTAGTGCTGGAGAAATTGTTCTTTGATACCCACTGCCAGTTGAACGGATAGCCGGCGCGATACTGGGTCTGGTTGGCTACGTTACGGATACCATAAATCTGCACGATGGTATTCTGTCCACCTAACATCGCCACGCCCTCGCATATTGGTTCCTGCTTTTCCAAAATTCCTGAACAACCAACAAGAAGCCAAGCACAGATCACAATAATTGGTAGTTTTTTCATTCCCTTATCCATCTACACCTTTTTTAGGTATTATCCTATATCCTTAAACTAAATGAGTAAACGACAACCACCCCCTAAATCTTTGTGGTTTTTCAAATGCTCTATCACCGATTTTCCGCGCCATTGCGGATCTCTGATGGCCGTCAGTTTTCTGGCGGCTTCTTTTTCTCAGTAAATACCCGGCAAATGCATCTGCACCTCATCAGCAAAGCGATCACGCGCTACATGGAGTAGCTTTTTGCGTCCGCCAACTCCCCACCAGGCCATTTGGCTGGCACACTGGCTGATCTATTTGGTTCCGAAGTTGATTAATGCGGCCCGCTCCGTTGCGCGTCGATCGCCAGCATTTGCTCTGCCCAGTCCATTACTTCGTCGTATTTCTCCTGCGTCGGCACTTTTGTTTTTTCCTTCTGCGGGAATTTTGCATTCATTGCCGCGCGGAAGCTGGTCATTGTCATGTTCCATGCGTCTGACTCACCCATGCCGAGGTGAGCAACAGCGGTATAGACGAATGAACGTACATCGAATTTGTCGCTGTATTCGCCTTTCTTTCCTTCTAGCTCTTCCGGTGGCTGATCGCCCATTACGCCATGAAGCATCAGGTGGCGGGCGAGTTGAATAACATCTTCGATCGGAATGGCTCCCGGCTTGAACAGCAGCCGTCCTGCCGCATTCACTGAGTACGAACCAATCACCTCTGCAATGTTACCTTCTGAGCAATGCCGGACTACGCTGGCAGCCGACGCAGCCATTTCAGCAAAGCAACGAGCGTTAACAGCCTTCAGAGTCTGGATATCGGCGATATGGTGTTTCGGATAGTGCCCGGCATGAACCTTCACGAAAGCATCAACAATCTGTTCCGGTGAGCCGATGCGCGACATAGCGAGGAATGACGGATTGAGAAATATCTCTTTGCTACCGGCCCGAATGACAGCCTGGCCGATATCGGTTATTGCTTTCATGAAACCTCTCAAAAAAAGGGGCCGAAGCCCCTGATATCACGCTGCGTTGACAACAACCGTAGCAGACCCGGACATCACGCTGCCCGCTGTGGAGGAAGACACCTGACAACTGTATGATCCGGCATCACCCGCAGCCACGTTTGCTTTGGTGAATGTTGCTGATGTTGCGCCAGAGACGTCACTACCCCCCTTCTTCCACTGGTAAGTCAGTGCTGAATTGTCAGACACAGTCGCAGCCACCGACAGGTTCAGCGTATCGCCAACGGTCAGCGTGCGTTTCTGTGGCTGGGTAGTGATGGTGATAGTTGCACCAACGTCGCGCACGTCAACCTGACCGGCACTGGACGCTTCGACAGACCAGGTGGCAACGTCGTCGTGCGGCGCCTCATCGCCCCATGATGTCACCATGAACGGCCCTTCGGTGATATCGTTCGGAGAGATGATCTTGAACCATACATACGGCTGGTTGCTGGTCTCTGCTGGCGGGTTGTAGACGTGACGCTTAAGCGCGTTCTGCGCATAAACATCCTCTTTGCGGGTCACACCGTCACCAGAGAACGAAATGTTCTTGTAAGTAACGAGGTTCTCTTGCGTAAATGCAGCGCTCATGTCGCCGGTCGCATCTGCGGTTTCCCACTCTGCATTTACTGTTTTGCCGCGCATCATGCCGAGTCGGCGGTAAGCGCTGGCGGTGGGTTGTACTTCAGGGCATCCAATCGCGTAATAAACGACGACGTCGCGCCCGGTAAAAGCGCCCGATTCACACGCCATAGTGATTTATCTCCGTGTTATCTGGAAATGATGGTTTGAAAGGAAATATCGAAGAGGTAACGCCCTTCTTCGGTCTGGATGGCGGTGATGCCGCCTATTGGCTGCATCGAAATGATGCATTCGGTTTTGTAGTCGTCGATCATCGCCTGGCGGATGGCGTCGGCGCGGTCTTCAACATGGTTAATATCGCTGTCGTTCTGACCTGACAGGAGGAGGATGCGGAAATAATCGCGGGTTATCGCTTCTTCTGGCTTGCCGCCACCGTTCTGCTGGATGACAAGGTATCTTTCCCCCTCGGTATTCTCCAACTCATTCCAGAATCGCTTCTGGACGCGATAACCAACATCAAAGCCATGCGACTGCAACCACGCTCTCAGCGCGTCATACACTTCGCTACGCGTCATACTTTGTACCCTTGCTTGATGATGGCCTTAATCTCGTTGAGACCGTCACGCTCAAAGCCTTTGGTCAGGAACCCCGGCTCGGCATCGGGATCCCAGTAATTCCCCTTCCCGGTGCCGCCGCCGAATTCTTTTCCAGCGCGAGTTCTTCCGAAGTGTCCACGCGGCTGACCTTTTAGCTTACCGGACATACCGTGAACGGCGGCAGCGTATGCAGCCGTGTAACCGACCTTTCCCTGCATCCCGCCGGGCATTGGCTCAAGCTTTCTGTACTGGCTGTTGATAAGCGTGGATGTGTCAATGGGAGTAAGTAGCGCAGCGTGAGACGATCCGACAATCATGACCCCAGTCAGCACTCTTTCTGTGCGTGGCCCGGCAATTTCTGCCAGCACCTTGCGGGTGTTCATCTGAACACGCTTGATACCTTTAACGGGCATGATTACCTCACGTCAGGATTTTGTAGTCGGGCTCTTCACCGAAAAATGACATATCCCAGTCGGTTACAGCTTTGATGACATTAGCGCCAGCTTTTAGCGGATCTGATAGTGCCGTAGTGTCACCTCTGGCGATGTACCAGTCTCGCTGTGGCATGGTTGCGGTAACGCCATTACGCTTCAGCTCAGTAAAGAAAATCAGGTTCGTGGTGAACTCTTTACCACTGGCATCTACCGCAACCTCATTGTTTGCCGTCCAGGTGCAGTCAATCAGGTAGGGGGTTCCGGTTGTCCAGGTGCTGTTCCAGTCGTCGTAGACTCGCGGGTAAACAGTGGCAACATTGGTATAGCTCCATGCAGCTGTTTCAGACACCGTTATCCTCCCACCGGATCACCTCCGGATTCTCCGCCGCAACCTTCCGGCACAGCAGATACCAGTCACCGTTGCTTTTGACGTATCCGGTAACGCGTTTACCACTGTCGGTCATCACCCAGACTTTGACAAAAGGCTCCGGCAGCCGCTTCTTAACCGATATCCAGGCCATTACCGACCCCCGCCACACATGCATCCACCCCTGGCAATCCATATGCCAGCAAAAGCTGTATTGGTCGGGTCTGGAGGAATCAGACTGGTAGCGCAACCATACTTATCCAGTCCCCTTAGAAGCCCCAGAGAGGCCTTCCATCGGTCAGCAAAAGACTGATAACGGAATGACCGCGATGCGCCGTTAGGCGCTGTCTGAGAGCTGATGTATTTGTCTCCCTGCCCCAGCGCCATTAAGCCCAACAGGTAAGACTGAATTAGCAGCGCTGTAGCCGGAGAGTAATGAGCATCAAGGCATTCCTGAATACTGTTAGCTTGCTCTACTAGCGCCTCTAAGATGAAATCAGGCAGCGTGATACCGACTGACTTCAGATATTCCCTGGCCTGTTCTGTGGTAATCATGCGAGCCTCTTAATAAGCCCTCCGCAGAGGGCATAAAAAAACCGCCTTAGCGGCGGCTGTTATTCAGCAGGGAAAAGCTTTTCAAGCTCGCCTTTCGGCAACAGCTCGCCAAGCTTTTCAGCACCCAGATTGCCTTTGTACTCAATACCCAGTTCGGTCAGCCGCGCCTGGATAACCTCTTTTCGGGATTTCACATCCGTGCCAGCCTCTGGTGTCGCCGGAGTTAGCGCAGCGTCAGAGAGTTTCATAACATGAGGCTTCAGCGCAGGATGCAGTTTCTCAATTTCAACCACATCACCGACCTTCACTCCATGCCACGCCCTGGTTACCTGGTATTTAGCCATGCTGTTCTCCTTATGCCAAATTCGCGCCGTACAGCACGCCAGAACGACCTTCGTCATCACGTTTAATCTGCAAACCTTCAGCAGACATGATCTGGAAGTTGTAGTTGCTCTGAGGCATAGGACGCGGCAGCGGAACAACACCAACGGCCATGCCAACAAGCGGGGAGATCACATCTTTGCGGCGCTCATAAGCCAGGAACTCATTACCGCTCAGCGCATAAGTCTGGCGGATGTCTTTCACCGGAATAAACTTGCGAATAGCATCCAGCACAGAACCGCTGATGATCGCGTTTGTACCGTCACCCACCTCAATAGTGTATGGCTTGGAGAGGTTCGCCATGATTTCAGGAGACAGCCACAAAACGTCATAGGCCGTAACCTGGTTGGCGCGGGCAGTCACACCAAATGCACCGGTTGGACCGAAGAATGCCAGCGCCTGCGCCGGGGTTGCAGTGGTCAGGTTGATGTTAGCGCCACCTGCGCCAGAGCCAAGGTTGATTTTGGCGGTGTTGCGGTGGTTGCGAAGGCCCTGTGCCGGGTAGTTCTGAACCTGAATGGTCGGATTACCATCCAGATAACCAGTTACTCGGCGTTTATGGAACTTACGGGTTTTTGCTGTCTGCGAATCCAGAACCAGATCAATGCCGACGGTGTTCAGTTCTGCGGCAAGACGCCAGTTAACACCGAAGCCAGCGGTATAAATCGGAACTGGGTCACCATCGCTACCGTAATCAGTGTGGTCAAAGGAATACGGCGCCTGACCGTCAAGACTCACAGAGACATCATCAGCAATATCGCCAATCGTGTTGTAAAGTTTGGCAGTCTTGCCGATCGGCAGAACGGTCTGCACAGCCATCAGGTCGTTGACAATTTCCATGCCGATCACCTGATCGCGAGACTGGACGGTTTCGCGGTCAATTTCAGCCCAGAACTCACGACCCAGCCCATCACCTGCCAGCGCATTGGCCGCCAGCGTTTCTGCATCCATCGCGCCACGGTACTGGTTAACCATGATGTTATGCGCGGTGTCCCAGATGTTGCGCTGCGCCCACAGAGAGTTCCAGTGAAGGCGCAGGCGGCTATTCGTGGCAAGCGTTTCTTTAGTGAAGTACATTCATATTCTCCTTTTACTCGCCGCCGCCAGTTGCCGGGGCTACAGTACCTACGCGGAAGCGCACGCGGATAAAGTCGGTAGCGCCGGCAGCGATGGTTGCATCGTCCTGGCTGTAGCCAAGAACGGTGTCGGTGTCAGAGTCGGCAATCGCCCCCTGACCATTTGCGCCCAACTTGATCGGGGTGTCTTTGGCGTAAGTTCCCGCAGGACACAGGATTGCCAGTTCTCGGCCTTCTTCCACGTAGTTACCAGATGTGGAGTGACCAGCAGGGATAGAGTCAGTAATACCAAGCCCTTCGCTGAATGCTGGGTCGAGAACATACAGGCGACCAACTGTTGCTGCGGCTACTGCAAACTCATCGTCACCGTTGATGGTAACGAAAGTTCCCGGCAATGACGCGGCTGCCACTTTACGGGTTTCGGTCTTGTACAGAGACTGACCGTCGATATTAACGCGACGATAACGTGCCATTAGTCTGGCTCCTTATTTGAAATATTCGTCAGGGTTCGGCGCACCGGTTTCTTTCTGCTGTTGCGCAGAGTTGGTGCCCAGCGGTGCGGCTTCTCCCAGCGACTTGAACATCGCATCCAGAGCTTCGCCAGACAGGGCGTTAGCCACAATATCGCCGTGAACTTTTGCCACCGCTTCACGCTTCGATTTCTCTTCGGCGCGAGAGTTGGCAGTCAGGGTTTCTGTCAGCTTGTCCTGGTTGGCCTGTAGCGCGTCAACCTTCTCCGCGAGAGGCTTGATAGCCTTTTCGGTATTGGTGGCGACGGCCTCGCTAACCATGCTGCCGATTTGTTCCAGTTCTTCTTTGGTTAAAGGCATGTCGCCCTCCGTTTTGTGGTTTGGTGCAGGCTGTTCCTGCGGTGTGAAAAATGATTTGAGCTTGTTGACGACGGCAACCCATGAACTCTGGCGCTGAACCTCTGTCCCGGTATCGTCAAAGACAATCTTTCCGCCCTCAGATTTGTATCCGTAAACCTTCGGATCGCCATTGTTGAGGATGATTACGGCCTGTGAGTCAGTGAAATCAGCCACCCAGGCGTATTCTTTCTCGCCGGGAGCGAATTTATCTTTCGCAGCCTTCTCCAGTCGGCGCTCGCGCTCGCGATATGTTTCTCCCACCAGAGCGCCGGAATTAGCCTTCAGTGGCGTGGCAAGGTCAGCATTCACCATCATCCCTACCCCCTGCTCTGGCGTGGCCGCGCCAACCTCATCCAGAAGGATGGCGTCATGGTCCATCGCGTGAATTTTCGCAACCCATGAAGCCCCCTGAGCTTTTTGCTCATCGTTCGCTTCAAGCTCCTCCAGGAATACGGCAACGCTGGTATGGATTGGCGGAACATCCTCGCCTTTCTCCAGCGCTTCAAGACGCTCAAGGAGGCGCTTTCCGTCATCCGTGCGCTTTGCCACTTCTGTGTCGATCCACTTCTCGACGTAGACGCGGTTGCCGGACTTCTTGACGTTTTTGTTCCATGCCCCGACGTAACCCACATTCAGCCCTTCAGGACTAAAAGCAGAAACAAACTGACCGTTGACCTGTGGGTGTCCAAGCGGTGCCAGCGTCCCCTCCAGGCCGCTGTAGTGCTGGTCAATCTCACTGGCCGGATACAGGCCGCCGTTCATGACCACGTTCGCCGGAAGGGTGTAGGAAGGAACAACCCAGTGCTCGCGTCCGTTGTGCTGTTCGCGCCGGATGGCCTTACTGTTCACCTTCGAGGTGACATTAACTTGCATTGGCATGAGTTAACCCTTAGCCCATTGGTAGCCACGGGCTTTCATTGTGTTAAATGTTTTCTGAGCTTTTTCGATGATGGTGTCGCTTAACGGCTTGCCGCTTTCATCGACCATCACCGCGATTGTGGAGCATTTACAGTTCACGCTGTTTGCATCCTTAGCCCACCACTCCCGCTGCTCTTCTGCGGTATACAGATGGGCGTGACGCGCGGCATGGGTGCTTCGTGTCGTCGGGCTGAGCGCTGATATGTGCATCTGCTTTGTACGGATGCCATATCGTTCTCTGGCTTCGTCGTCTTCGTCCAGGCGCGCACGGCGCAGCGCGGTGGTAATCTCCGTCCGGGCAATACGATTAGCCCGGCGAGACTCAATTCCCGTCTGCTCAGTAAGGCGCTTAGCTATCTCCAGTGGATTTTGTCCGCGCCCAAGTCCATCGGTCAGTATCCGCGCCATATCCGCTTTCACATCGGCGCTGAGGTTCTTCATTTCCTCGAAGGTACGAGCGCGAACAAGAATCAGCCTGCGTCGGTACGGTTCACTGAGAAGGATTGTCGATACGCTTTCCTGTCCGGCAGCGTACACTGCTGACTGCTGCGCCAGATTGGCAAACTCCTGCGCCGTCCCGCGCTGATACGCCGGGTTGACGTAATCAGTCCAGAACCAGAACCCCATCTCGTTATCCGCACCCAATATCTCATCCACCAGCAATGAGGCATTGCTGAGGAGCATTGATAGCTGGGTGGAATCGAGGTCGAAGGTGTAACGCTGGTTTACTGATGGCGATGCAGGAATGCGGTCGAGGATGTCCTTGTAGGCTTTGCCAATGCGTTTCATTCGCCTGGCGAACTCACTCATTGCTCCGCGCTCAAGGCGGTCGGCGCCTGTTGGATCTTTAAGGTTGCTGGGTAGTATCGGTGACTTCGCTTTCTTCTTCGTCATCATCTACCTCTGGAAGTGGCTCAGGAGATCCCTCATACCCAGCCACTGTACGGATTTCTTCTCCCGTGAATGGCTGCTCGCCAGTAGCGATTGAAGCACTGTTGATCTGCGCCATCTTGATGGCTGCATCAAGTTTCTCGGAGTCGCTTTGCGCGCTCAGGTCATCCCAGATGACTGTCTTCTGGACCACTGCATCAATAACCTGTAGCTCAATGAGCTTGTCGCAGAAGTCCTCTATTTCGAAGGACAATTCCCCCCTGCGAGACTGACAGCGGGCATTGAAATATTTCTGGTCTTCAGTACTGGAGCGCTCGGCCTGTTGGTTTCCGACCAGGATTCGCGTCGGAATATCCACCCCGGCAGCAGCAGTTTGCAGGTTTACGTTGTACGTCGGCGAAGGGTCAGACACCGGTGAAACCAAGGATGTTACGCTTGCCCCCTGGAGAGAAAGCAGTACATCATTGCCGCGATTCATCTCGCGTGCAGCGTCGTTAAACTTATCCTGCAACTCATCTACTTTAACGCCGTACATAGATGCAATGCTGCCAAAGTCGATTTCCTTGTCGAAACTAAGTGCTAACTGGCGAGCGGCGTTCTTCAGGAATGACTCGCCGGATCCACCCTCTACCTTCTCCAGGCTCACAAAGGCGTTATAAGCTGGCTCAAGGAAGCCAATAGCATCGTCTGAGTAATCACCAAGGATGAAAACGCGATCGGGGTGGATATTGACGCGGCGACTTGAGCCATTCGGCAAGCGTTCGGCGTACTGCCACATTTTCGGCTGACCGTAAGTCTTCGAGTTCAGCCCAGTGTCCCACTCGCTCACCGTTAGCGATCCGGCCCACGCCACGGAAACCTTCTGCAACCCTCGCCCTTTGGTAACCGGAAGGTTCCAGTCTTTTTCATCGCGGACGTGCAGAAGGATGCCTGCATAACGACCGACAAGGCGACGACGATCCGCCTCGGCAAATGAGCGCCAGAACCGGTTGTTGAATACCTGCTTTGACTTGTTTTCCCAGGCGGTTTCGTTTTCGCTCTCGTCGGCATCGTCACCCTCGATGATTTCCGGGTTGGTCTGCCAGCACTTGCCCACCAGCTTCTCAACGGCACCGTGAGCAATACCACCGCGCCGGTACAGGGCGTAGAGGTTTTCGTATGTGACCTGCTCAGGGAATCCATATTCGCACCACGCAGAATTACGCTTGGCGTCCAGCCCCATCGAAGGGTTAAGCATCCCCATGCGGGCGCGAGCAAGCCTGGCGTCGTTAATCGCGTGATTAACCGCCAACTGTAATTTATCGTTCATGTCGTGTCCGTTGATTATCGAAGGCGTTTCGGAATCATCATGCCGACACCCTGCTGTTTACGTTTGATATGTCCATCAAGGGAATAGCGGATGGCGTCCCACGTATGCTCATCACCATCAGCCAGTTTCGGCAACACCTCACCGGTGATGCGGTCCGTTTTGTACGACCACATACGGGCCTCACGCGCCACGTTCTTGCAACGAGGATGGATAATGATTTCGTCGAAGCCGCGAAGGTGCGCGATCCCGTCCTCAACACTGCCCTGCCACTTCTCAGCGGCTGAGATATTGAAGCCCTGCCGTTTGAGATAGCTGATCGTCTCAGGGCGCGCAGAGTCGGCCTTGATGGGCCAGTCTCGCGCGCCTGGAATCGTGTCGTACAACTCCGGCATGTGATCGAGCTCAGTTTGCTGACCGTACGCCTCGTATTCGATGTACAGCCGGTTGTGCAGGATGAACGAACGCACCAGCGTGTTAGGGTCTTTGGCGAAACCGAAGTCTGCGCCGAAGAACAGGCGCTCAGCTTCTTTCCAGAGGTTTTCCGAGAACTCAGCGATCCGGTATTTCCCGGACAGCACCTGTTTATCGGAGTTTTCGAGATAGGCACCTTCCCACACCCATGCGTAAGTTGCCGGGTCTAGGCGGCGCTGATCGTTCTGTCGCTCACCTTCCAGCACGTCGGGGAACCACGGGTTATCCGTGTAGTTCATTTCAACGGTGATGCAGTCGTCACCAGCCTCTTTGCGGAAACGTTTATCCGTTGCGCTGCCGTCGCGCTCCGGGTTCCACGTCACCCAAATCTCTGAGCCTTCTTCACGAACTGTCGGGCTCAGCTTCTGCCACGCTATTTCGCTGACTGATTCAGCCTCATCTACCCAGCAAAGCAGGATGCGCGCTTTCGACTTGATGCTGTCGAGGTTATGCCGCAGACCACAGAACACGTAGCTAACGCTCTTGTCGATGGTGCGGATGTACTTCTCGCCGATATCAAAGTTGGCGGCCAGCCAGGGAACAGACAGGATCGCCTTTTTCACCTCCTGCATGCTCGACTCTTCCAGCGAGTTCATGAACTCACGCGCGCAGAGCACCACGCCGCTTTCACCGTTCATCATCGACTGATACGCCTTTACGGCAGTCATCAGAGCGAAGGTGCGCGTCTTGGCGCTACCACGGCCACCGTGCGAGCACCGGTAACGCTTATTCACGGCGGTGAACAGTGGCGCAAGCTTTGCGGGAATCGGCAATTGAACGGCTTCACTCATGCTTTCGGCTCAACAGGTAGTAATTGGATGATTGTCGGCTGCGGAGTCATGCTGCCATCAGGGCTTGTATGCTCGACTTTCTGGCGATTTGTGTAGGCATCGCCCATTTCTTTGGCGGCCTGCTCGATAAGCTGCGAGGTCATGCCGTAGTTCTTCATCTTTTCAGCATTAGTCGCCATTCGGTCGAGGACACGCAACCGGTACGCTTTATTTGCGATCGGGATGTCGGCGATCTCATTCTGGAATCGTTTACGGGTGGCGTTGAAAAGGTCAATCCACTTCTGGCTCAACTTGGCCGCCATTGCGTTTCCGGGCGTATATTGCGACACCTGCTGTCGTGAGACATCAATGCCGTATTCAGCCTTTACAAGCTCAATGACTTTTACTGGGGTCTCGTAGCAGGCGAGTGATTGAACGATGAAGGCTTTAACCTCTGTCGATAATGCTGCCACAGGCTACCTCCATGACAATCTGAATAAAGCGTTACGCCAGCTTCAGCATGCACGTCCCGCATGACCTGGCTATATCGATGTGAGCTACTTCTGCTGGCGCATTGGCCGCATCAACGAGCTCCTGTACTTCTTTGCTGGCACCGTATCGACGTACGACACCAATGAATTCTTCGACATCGTGGCCGCGCAGTGTGAGCACTGGCTGCCCGGTCTCTTTGTTGAACTTAGGTGCGCCGAAATCATCGGTGGCCTGGGCGATATGGTAAAGCTCATGCTCTACCAGCGCGCAGAATTCGAGGTCGCTGCATTGTGAGCAGTAATCAGCAGCCAGGGTGATGATGAACTTCGGGATGCGCCCGAACCATTCATACATCTGCTGTTCCATTCTGGCTTTCTGCCAACCACCAGCTCGGAGCATTACCTGTTCAGCCTGACCGAGAACGTAACGCCCTTTCTTCGCAAATGAGTCAGACGCCCACATAAAGCAGAGATCAGCCTCAAGCAGGTGTTCGTGGTCAGGGTTATGGATGCTGCCGGTATCACTGAGGATTTGCCGGTTTATCCACTCATGCACTTCATTGGCGGGGATCAGCCTGGTGTATGGCTGCCAGTTGTCGGAGTCGATGAAGTTAACTGGCGGATATGGCCTGCGCTCGTCATCGTTAGCCATGGGTTACTCCGTTATCTATTTACAGGCTCATACTTCAGCTTCTGGCTAATGCCATACTTAACGATGAAGTTACCCACCTTTTGGTAATCAGGCTCGCACCGCATCATCAAGCAGAGCAGTGTCAGCGTCCTGATGTAAACGGGAAGCCACCACCTGCTTTTGATTTCAACTGACAGTCTGCTCGTCGCCATTGGTGTCTTCCTCTGCTGGTACCGGCGTAAACTGCACGCGCTTCACATCGGCAGGTGCGAAATACAACCACTGCCCCGACTCCGTCGCCAGCGGCACAAAGCCGTTAACCAGTTCAGGCTGACGTCGTGACATCTTGCCCGTGAAGGTTTCGCCTGTTTGGGTGGTTAGCGTGATTTGGTAGATGTCGGACATTGAGAGCCTCTTTGCCTTGTCGCAGCTGTTGCCCTGCTTCTCAGAAGTGCTTAGCCACTTACGGCTTACCCGTCAGCAAGATGTGATCACCATCCTTGCGGGGTTACACAGATCATTATCGAAGCCCCTCGGTGAAGAGCTTCTGTAATGAAGAACCGTTGTGAAAGTGGCTCTCTAAAACCACATATTTGTGGTTATGCAGCCAGGCGGTGCTGTTCTTCGATAAGCGGCTGGCGGTGATTACGCTCGAACATACCGCGCAGCACTTCTTTGCGTTGTTCGAAGTCCCACCCCATGCTGATAAACACGGTGTTAGCACGCTGTAGCTCGGTGATGCAGTGAATTTGTTCCGGCGTCAGGTAGTCGCGGATCGGCTCTTTCTTCCCGATTTCGTGATGCACGCGGAACTTGGCCGCCGTCATGCCCAGCGCCAGCCTGTTAATCAGGTCAGCCTCATTGGAGAAATGATGCGGTGCAATCTGCTTACCCTGAGCCTCTCGCTCATGTTTAATGGCGTCTGTCATAGGCTTGTATTCCAGGCGCGCCGAGTTGCGATCCATCTTCTTCTTTGCCAGCGCGCTGCGCATCGTGAAGAACTCAGATACCAAGCGCTTCTTGAATGCCCGGACAACTTCGTTGTTTCGCATGTAGGTGATCAGTAGCGTGGTTTGCTGTTCGTTCAACAACGCGACGCGAACTTTGGAATTGTTGTACCCAGCTCGGATTTCAAATCCGACCTCTCCGAATTCCTCAAGGTCACTTTTGTTACGGTCAACCAGCTTGATGATGGTGTCATGGTCTCGCCCAACGCCCTCGGCGATGGCTGCGGTATTGGTTACCAAGTCGAGCTTCTTGATTTCAACTAATTGCATGGCGATGTTCCTTAAGAAAGATGAGCCTGTTCGCACAGAAAAGCCGCCCCGAGATGGTCGCCACCATATACGGCAGTTCTCAGGCTCAGCTTTCTGAAAGACTCGGGTTGTCTATGCGCTGCGACGCGCAGTCTGGATAAATCCCATCACCGATGACAGAAAATTCGCCAGCGGTAACAGGCATAAAAAAGCCCCGCGTTGTAGCGAGGCTCATTTAATGGACTTTGTGATTTGCAAAGTGCGGTCAAAACATTTTTATTTCAGGCACTGCTCTTTGATGTAGTCCTGCAGATAGCCGACCTGCTTCGTCACTGTGACGATTCGCTCTCTGAGGGTGAAATAATCCCGTTCAGCGGAGTCAGTAAGTCGGGGGCCGGTAGCATCGCCCAGGCCGCCGGTGCTGGTCGTTCCGTTAGCGGGACAGTTTGCGTTGAGCTGCAGCCGCTTACGGCCAGCAATGACATCGCTATGCAGACGCTCAATGGTTTCTTTCGCATCAGCCAGTTCTCCGGTGTATTTGGCATCCAGTGCAGCGACATCACGCTGGCGGGTCTGCATGTCTTTAATGGTGGCGTTAGCCAGGCGGAGACTTTTGGTGGCTTTGTCGCGCTGGTCTTTATAGGTGATGGCGTTGTCGCGGTAGTGGTTCACGAGGAGCGCCAGCACGCCGATTAACACCAGCACCAGCAGCTGTAACCAGTAACGCTTTATCAGTGCGCTAATCACGACAGGAACAGAGCGCGCTCCGCCTCACGCCGACGGGTCAGGCCGTTCAGGACTTTACCGCCAGCTTTATTCCAGCGCAGGAACTCATCGGATGCACCAGCGTAATCACCGGCGTTGAGTTTTCGCAGAAGGGTCGATGTCGACAGTGACCGGGCGCCAAGGTTGTATGTGAACGACACTAGGGCGTCGAATTGCCCATGAGTCAGGCCAACTTTGACCAGGCGGGACACATCGCTTTCGTAGCTGACCAGTCCAGTCTTCAGCAGACGCTCTGCCGTTTCCTGCTTAATCGTCATCCCGGCGCGGATTGGTTTGCCGTCGACAGGCTGAGTCCAGCCATAGCCGATCGTCCATACACCGACGCTGTCCTGGTACGCGGTGAGTTTGCAGCCTTCGAATTGCTTTATCAGGGCCATCCCCTTTTCGCTGGTTTGCATGGACTACTCCGTTATAACGACCTTCGCCAGGTTACCGCGCGCCAGCCACACCGCCATGCAGATGACGGAGTTAAGCAGCAGATCGCCGAGGTTAACCTGAACGTAGTGGCCGAGCAGAATGTTGAAGGCGTTGAATCCGGCGGCGAGAATGACCAGATAGGCCAGCACCGCGACACTCAGGCGATGACGCTTTCCCTCTTTCCGGAAAAACATCAGCCTGACCATGATTAACAGGCAAACTATGGCGTTTGCATCCATCAGAAGAAGCTGCCATGTCATTTATCTTCCTCCCCCAGCCCCGGCATCTTCCCGCTTTTTGATTTGCGGAGAATACGCAGCAGGACTGCCACGGAAATGGAAGCAGTGACAATTGCACCGACAGCTGGAGATACCTCAATGCTGGCCGGTGGCTTCATCAGGCTTAACGGCGTGTTAATGACTCCGGCCATGATTTTCGCCATGGGTACGGAGAAGAACACGCCACTGATAAACGATATCAGCGCAAAGATAGCCTGCTTCCAGAGTTGATGGGGATCTGAGGTCAGAACGTATAGCGCCGTTCCGGCGAGTGATCCGAGCATCACTGCTGGAGTCGCCTCCGGAAACAGCGTGGCAAAGGTTACACCGACTGATGACGATGCAAGACCAACGCCTACGATAGTGAAGGTCTCAGACATATTTATTCCGTGTGTAGTTGGTTCAGGCCCTCTGGACGATTTAACAAGAAGGCATGTCGAGGATGGTTCCCGGAACCTGAGAATAAAAAAGCCAGCGACAGGCTGGCAATGTGAGGGTAAGGCAATGTCGGCTCTATGGCCGTAAATACCCTGGCTGGGTTTGGCTCGCCTGGCTGGATTCGAACCAGCGACCAACCGCTTAGAAGGCGGTTGCTCTTTCCTCTGAGCTACAGGCAAATAAAAAGCCCAAGGCGTTAACCTCGGACTTGCTTGAATTCTTTGTGTCGACAATCAAAGCTATGGCGACGATATCAGATTTACATTAAATATATGCGTTTCAATCCAGTTTTGCAAGACTTGAGTCAAAATTTGTCGCCTTTTGTTGTGAACGTGATCGCGTAACCTGCAATAAAGCCCCGCTATCCAGGCGCAGGAAGATGCGCCGCATCTCAACCCAACGGTCCGTAAACGTCTCTGACCAGTTCTTTGGTGTTACACCGACCAATTCCGCCATCGCCTGGTATTCGTACGTATCCCGCCCCGTCAGCTCCGCTTTGACGTCCTGCGCCGCCAGCCATATCAGTTTCTTCAGCCGCTCCATCGTCTTGCCGGCCACCTTCTTCGCGCCCAACTGCTCCTGGAACTCAGCCCACGCCCACTGGGTGATAGCCACCTGGTGCTCAAAGCTAACGCTCTCGCTGTAGTTCCACAGTAGCCACGCTTTCTGATGTTCTTCCAGAGACAATACAGCGCGGCGCCAGGATGCCGTAACGAACTCCAACGGGCCCACCAGCGCGATGGATGAGCCTTTGGCTCGGGACTGACTTCCGCTCATCGCCGGGCCGTCAGGATTAACTTTACGGCCGGTGGCCGGATCGGTGATTTTCTTCCGGCCCCGGCTGCGCGCCGTCGCGGTGAACTGCGCGTTTTCGGCGAAAGCTACCAGTTGCCCTTTCGTCGCCCCGCTCAGATCTGCGGTCGCCACAATGAGCTGCTGACGTACGTATTCCAGTTGCTGACTGTTCATGCGGCTTCCTTATGTGGCTGATTGGTTTTGGTCTGGCTGTGCTTTGCTACTGGCGGCAGGTTGGCGCGCTTAACGCTTTCTGCCTGGTACTGGAGGAGGTCGGCGTGGTTCATGCGGCCTCCTGCTGTTTCAGTGCTTTGAGTTTGGCGCGGTACTCATCCCGGATCCGGATGAAGTCTTCCCGGCGGTAGTTGGTCATCTCATGAGGGCCATTGAGCCAGTCGACGTATTCCTGGCCGTAACGAGCGACCAGGCCAGCTTCGTATTGCTGCGCGACCGTCGCCTCTTTGGCGGTGTATTTGCCAGCGCCGCCATTACAGGATTTGCACTGCTTATGGGCGTTGCGCTCTTCAAAGCGCAGCTCAGGGTTTGCACCTACAGATTTGAAGTGGCCACAGTCCCACTGGCCGCCGTGCAGATCGGGCGGGTTGTTCTCGCCGCAACTGATGCAGGGAAGATCGAAATCCCTGGCGCGGATGAAGGCATTGAATGCCTGTTGAGCCTGGGCTTTGTAGTAACCGGCAGGACGCAGTTCTGCCAGACGCTCCTTACGGCGTTTGCGCCCGGCCTTCTCGGCTTCCTTCTGCTCCTTGATGCGCTTAGCCGCAGCTTTCACCTTCTCCTTTTCGCGCTCTTCCATCGCGAGGATTGCGCCGTGCTCCGGGCTGCACCAGCGGATCCGGATGTCGTGGAATTTCGGCACGAAGTATTCACCGCATACTTTGCACTTACGGCGGGATGGTTTACACATGGCGCCTCCTCGCTGCGAGACGCAGCCATTTCTGATCCACCAGACTGGCGGTGTAGTCTTTCAGGGTCGGGATTTCGGACGGCTTAACCACGGGCTTGCGCTGGCGGCGCGCCGGAACGCGGAAGATTTCGTTTGTGATGACGCGGGAAAGTGGAGTTGACATCAGGCCTCCTGCTTATCGCGCAGCTGCTGGTATTCACAGTTGGATGTGGAAGAGCAATAACTCCACTGCATCCCCCTGTGCTCACCCTGCTTTCCGTTGATCGACGCGTGGACTAACGCCGGGTTGCATCCGTACTTCTTGGTCGATTGCATTGATGGAAACCAGTATCCAAACCCATCTCTCTCTGCAATTACAGGCATTTTATTCTTGTTGGATAGCCCGGTTTCATTGGCGTGCTTCATGTTCATGGCATGCGTGCACCACTCAAGATTCTCTGGCAGATTGTTGTGCTTATTTCCATCGATGTGGTTAACGTGCGGGTAGTTATTAGGATTTGGCACAAACGCGAGCGCCACGAACCGATGTAGCATTTCGTGTTTATTAGAAAGTGATACCCTGATGTATTGGGATGATGTGCATCCCTTAAGAATCCGCCCAGCGATAGTCCTAGTGGTCCACGTCTTCTTATCGCGCCCGCACGTAGTAACTTTGCGAGACAAACTACGGACGCGAGCAAGAGAGCTAACCTCAAACCGGCCTTCATACCCCGGCACCGGCTTCCAAATTTCATTCTCAAACATGATCGTGTCCTTTTTCGTGATATTCGGAGTTGGCGGGGATCCGCAATTTGATACCGCGTTCAGCACACCAGACTTCAATGCGGCGCAGGTAGAAGGTCATCTCTTCGGTGTCGAGAAGCTTGGTGGACTTCACCATCTTGGTTTCACCAAGAACGGTTACGGGCTTGGCGGGGCAGAACATATCCTTCAGAAACTCATGAAGGTCTTCCTCGGTTAACTTGTTTTCGGAGTGGTGGTTGACGGCAGATGCAACGTCGCCATTCCACATCCAGAGAAGGGCATTTTGGGAGAGACTGCGCTTGTCCTTCCAGGGCTTGATAATGAGGCGATAGCAGTCGCCAGATTCCAGCAATGGCTGAATCTGCTGGCCAATGGCCGCGAAGTTACCGCGATGGAGTTTGATGCCGTCTACTGGCAGCGTCATGCGGCCTCCTTAACGGAAACCGCGGAATGCAGAAAATCGCAGGTGCATTTCTGCATCTGTGACAAGGTGAGGAGTTCATATTGTGGTCGCATTTAAGTCCCCTTAAATGCGCAGAAGTCGCTAACGGTTGTTCAGGCCGTCAGCACAGATAGTATGGACGGTTGATTCAACAAAATCAACGCGAGAAAAAGGCCTCCGGAGAGGCCCTGGCTGTCGATATGGGGATTCCCATATCGCTTGTATGGCAGTTACACCAAATCGGGCAATTTGAAGCCTGCCATGTCTTCCGCCCGGATTGGAGGCGATAGGCAGTCAGCAAACACCAGGGTGCCATCGAGCAAAATCACGAAACCCCACCCCATAAACAGGTTGGCACTACACCAGTCAGCCTTTAGGGGCACATCTGGCATCTTGTCTGGAAAGACTGGGTAATGCTCAGCCAGCCACTCCATTGCGTCGCAGCGATTGAGAGTATATTTGTCGTACATCATGCCTCCTGCTGCGGTGCTGCTGGCAGCGGCATCCAGTGGGTTGGCTTGCAGTAGCAATCAAAGCCGTGTCCGTGTGCTGACCCGCCAACGTACGTTGCCATCTTGATTAATGGATCATTACTTTCCGGCGCGTCTGGACGGTACGCCAACACTTGTTCCCCTGCGGAAGGCATCCGCTCAACGCAAGCCACCCAACCATCCGGAATCACCGGAGAGTTGAGTTGTTCGGAATTACCGAACGACTGAAGCATGGCGGCGCGATAGGCGTTCCAGCCAACAGCTTTTCCGTGTTCAAACGCGCTGTCAAAGTCATCATCCATTTCCATCGCAGCGGGCACAGATACCTGCGCTGGAGGGGCGGCGTAGACCGGTACGTAAACATTAACATCGGTGTCGGCACCAGGCTGTTCTTCAAGCGTAAATACACGACCTGTAAACCTGTTCATGTAGCCCACAGCCTCCGCTTCGAGCGATGCCAGCGCGATACGCGCATTATTAATCAGGAGGCTATCAGCAGGAGATAAAACAACATGAGCGTTACCCTCCGCATCAATTTCAGAATTCGTAATTTTTCTGAACAGCTTTGCCAGTTCTCTGGTAATAGTGCTCATGGGCGAATCTCCGTCCTGCCACCAAGTAAGCGGATTGCCACTCGTTCCCGGAAGGTAAGCGGTCGATGGTGTCCGCGGGCATTAACAATTTCAGGCTTTCTATTAGGCGGATAATTGACCCTGACCGATTGACCATCTAGCGCGTGAGAAGCCTCGAGTAGTGCTGACTTTAAGTGCGCAGGGCACTCTTTCTGCACCCGCTCGCCGTCTGAAATGACACCTGCAATCCCCTGAAGCATGCTGGCTAAATTGCTGAGATAATTTTTCACATTCACTCTCCTTTACCGGCTGCGGCGATATTGATGCCAATAGCAGATAGTGCCTCTTTGATTTCCCAGAGAGTATAAACCGGATAGCGATCTGAACCATCGCAGCACTTATCCTTTTCGCTATGAGAAACGGCAACATCATCCCAATAGTCATCAGGGGCATGGCCTGCCTGAATCCAGATGAGGTGAGCATGAGGGTTAGGCAATTTCACCTCCCGCGCCTCCAGCTCAGCAATCCGCTTCTCTGCGGCTTCCAGCTCATCCAGCAGCGCCACTGAGCGCAGAGCCAATTTCGCAAGCATGTTTGTATCCTTCAAGCTCATCAGCCAATGCCCAGGATTGCTTTTGCAATACTCCATATCAGCTAATTTATTGAGCCATTCAATTTTTTCTTGATTTAACGCCTGTTTGTTGATGTTGCTCATTGGGCGGATCCTTCTGTGCGATACATCATGATTGTCAGATCGCCTTTAGTCGCCAGGCGCACCGTTGTTCCTGGTTCGATGCTGGACAGGTCAAACGCATCGTAAAATTCGTTTACTGCCTTCTGCCTACGAGATAGCTTTCTACGCTTATCCCACTGCTTTAGCGCAATGGAGATAAACCACTGGCCCGTTTTGAACATGATGAATAACCACCCCATCAGAGCAAGGCCAGTGTTTAGAATGTCCAGAATGCTCATGACGGCACTCCTTTGCGAAGCTGGGCGGCATCCTCTCGAAGGGCTTCTGCGTATTCAGATGCTGCTCTGCTGGCCCTGGCTCTCCATCCTGTTGTGATGTTGTTGGTCTTAATAGCCTCTTCAGCGAACATCAACGCAAACATCTCCACACCCTGCGCCCGCACTTCAGCCAGGAAAGCGTCGGTGGCTGGGGTTTCGATTTCTGGCTTGGCATATACCGGCCAGCAATCAGTGCCGTCGGAATTCTTGTGGCCAGCATCATCGTGAACATCAAGATACTCACCAGACGGGAGGGGGTCTTCCCATGTTGGTGGAATAGCGTGCCAGGATAGATAGGCTTGAGGCTTATCAAACGCTGACTTCAGCCCCGCATTCTCCGCAGCCAGAGCCGCGCATCTGGCTTCAAGTTCTTCGTATGTTGGTTTCATGCGGCAACTCCTTCAAATTGGTAAGAAATTTTAATTCCCAGCTTTTTAGCCATGGCATGCTCAGCGACAGCACCATCCGACTCTTGCCACCCATGCAGCATGTGAATGGCGTCTGCGCAGCGAAGCATAGCCAGGCAGATGTCCATATACTCACGCTGAGATAAACCATCCGGGAGCGTGGCCGGATTTAATGCCACATGACCACCTGATAACATCTGCTGTGCTACTGCGTTAAACATCGGACGGTTGTAGTTTTCGTAACCCGTCATTGGTCCTGCGATGTAAATTTTCATACCCCTACCCTCCCCCAAACCATCAATACCCTTCTCATCGCCGGACTGTTGCGGCATTCCTGGCAGATCACGTTTGCCTCTGTACGCTGCACCAGCTTCGAATTTCCCTTTGGCATGGCCGGTATGGTTTCCGGTGCGTATTTCATGCCGTAGCTGGTCAGACGATACAGCCGCTGGCCGTGCTTACCTTCGAACTCGATCAGGCCGTCTGCAAACAACGTACTTAACGGGCCGGAAATCTTTTTGGTGGTCATGCCGATCATGCTGGCAATACGAGCACTGTTCAGGCCCGGGTTATTACGCAGGGCTGCAAGAATCTGCCCACGAATGGTTATGGTCATCAGAATCCCCCTTTCTTTTTCGGCTGCTGCTCACGCCCGCGGCGTTCTGCGGCGGCGGCCTGCTGATCTGTGTCGTAAATTGCCCCGTTGTTCTGATTGCAATAAACCGTTCCGGTACTGCCGTGGCGGTTGAGTCGCAGGATTAACTCGGTTTCTCCCGGCGGCACGCTGTCATCGAAAGCACCTTCCCGGTGGATACCAACCCAGTAGTCGCAGTCCTGCTCAATCTGCCCTGTGTCGCGGGAATCGCTCGGCAACGGGCGTTTATTCACTCGCTTCTCCAGTTCTCGGTTCAACTGGGTCAGCAGCACGACGACGCAGCCAAGCTCTTTGGCGAGGTTCTTCAACCCTTTGGTGATCATCCCGTAGGCCAGGTCATTACGGTCGGCTTTTTCGGCGGTCATCAGAGTCAGGTAGTCAACCAGAATCATTCCTACGCAGCCCTTCTCGCGCTTGATTCGGCGGCTTTCGCTAACGATGTGCGCCAGTGACAGGCCAGGAGTATCGTCGATGTACAGCATGTCGATTTCACTCAATCGCCCGGCGGTGGCGATCGCCTTCTTAAAGTCGCCGTCGTAATCGCCCTGGTACTGGTCATCGGCGTCATCCGTGGCTGGCATGTAAAAAATGCTCGGGTTAACTCCAGACTTCTGACCAACCAGTTTTTCGAGGATCTGGTCGCCTGGCATTTCCAGGCTGAACATCAGCGCTGGCTTTTTCTCACGAACCGCGCAGTTGATCGCCATCTGCCCGTACAGGGTTGTCTTGCCCATCTTTGGCCTTGCGCCAATCACGAACAGAGAGCCTTTAACCAGACCTTTCGGCGCCAGCAGTCGGTCGAGTGACGGGATACCGGTACTCATGCCGCGCTGTTCGCCTGAAGGGTCAAAGCGTTTCTCCAGATCTGCTACCCAGTCATCCATAACCTCGCCAAACGATCTCAACCCACGGCGACTACCGGTTTTTGAATGGTCTGCGAGCTGGGTGAAAATACCCTGAATGGCCTCGTACTTCTGCGTAGCGCTCATGCCGTTACGGGAATACAGCAGCTCAGTAGCTTCGGTCAGGCGGCTGATACCGTAGCGCTCCATTGCGGCTTCCCGGACTGACGCAGCGTATGCCACGATGTTTGCAGCGCTGGGAGTGTTCTTGGCTATCTCCGCCAGGTAAGCAAAGCCACCTACCTGCTCCGCGAGCCCTTTGCCTTCAAGCGCGTCGAACAATGTCAGACCATCGACTGGCTTGTTGTCGCGGAACATCTGGCGCATCTCGGCAAAGATCATCTGGTGAGGTCGGCTGTAGAACGACTCAGGCTTGAGCATCGCCAGAACCTTCTGGACTCGCTCGCTGTTGTCATCATCCAGCAGCAGGCCACCGATAACGCTCTGCTCTGCTTCGAGGTTATGAGGTACGGTCAGAAGTTCAGTGTTCACAGTGAACCCTCCCGCGTTTTGATCAGCGTTTCGGAACGCAGCAGGTAGTCAAAGCTGGCACGCCAGCCGGTGTCGTTGTCACCAAAATAAAACGGCTTTGCAGTGCGGGAGAACGCTGAAAAATAGTTCTCAACTGCTTCTACCGTTGGTTCTTTAAGCTCAGACAACAGACGCTTGATATTACGGCGACGTTTGTCGTTAAGGGACTCTGCCTGCGGCAATCTGTCTCCCAGGGTTGAGTTGTATGCTGACATCACAGCCTGATAGTCGATTGTCGGTTTTTTCTGTGAAACCGGTTTTTCTTCCTGCCCGCCACATTCCCCCTTGGGGGATTTAGGGGGATCTTTTCTTTCTTTCTTTTGAATAGTTTCTTTTGTGTTTATCTGAGTTGGCTTATGGGTATTAGCTGAATCGGCTAATGTCTCATTAGCTGTTTCGGCTAATGTTTTGCCATGTTGGCTAATACTGAAATTCCAGTCAGAAATCACCTTATTCACCCCGATCGCCATGCCATTGGTAACGATGATGTTCATTGCAATCATCTCGTTCTTGGCCTTGCAGACATGCGTATGGTGAATGCCGGTCATTGCTGCAATCTGGGTATTGGTAATGCGGTCAAACTTTTTCCCGAACCCGTAAGTTTTGCGGATCACCGCCAGAACGACCTTCAGCTGGCGAGCCGTTAAATCAGCAGCCATAACCGCTTCCAGCAGCTCGTTAGCGATGCGGGTATACCCATCATCGATATCTGCCACCTGACGCTCCACGACCGTTACAGACGGTCTGAAAGGTATTACTTTTGCGAGGTTACCCACGGCCACTCTCCTTACGTTTCAGTTCTTCCAGAATGGCGCGCATCTTCTCTGCCACAATCGGATTAACCGAGCGGATGAAGCGGTCGCGGGTTATGTTTTTATGTACAGCGGTATGGTAATAGCGTGGATTTTTTGCCATTATTCCTCCTGCAATGAGTGCACACGATTTGCATCTGAAGGCCAGTTCTGTTCGAGCAGACTGGCTTTCGCCGTTTTTGATACTTCCCATCACATAACCCCCATCATCGACGTCACCATTGTCATCAGCGGACCTACCTGCTCCGGCATGAGGCGGAACAGCGACGCTATACCCTCGCTTACCTCTTTCAGTTTCTGGTGTTCTGGAGCGTCCAGCAGCACGGCCTGTTTAGCTTCAGCGCACTCTTTCATCGCAGAGGCGATCAGCGACATCGTGTCGTTCTGCGGCGCTAAGCGGTTGCGGTACTCCAGCGGCAGGACGGACATAATTGCCGGTGCCAGCTGGCGAATGTTGTTGGCGGCGTACTCTGTGTCGCCATCAATCCAGCGGAATACCTTCTGCATCTGGCGGTGTGAGTCAGTCGGGATATCCAGAACGGTTCCGCCGGACGCCCGCCACTCTTCCACAATCAGCGCTGCGACAAATTCACGGCTGCGGCAATCAGCTGCCCAGGCGCGAACAGCTGCGCGAATCCCATCGATGTTTAACGCCGCGGAATCAGGCTCCCGGCGATTCTGGTAAATCATCGCCGTTGGCGAAAATTTGTTACCTTGTTGATACGCAAGTGAATGCATTGCTTTCCCTTTCGTTGTTAGGGCCGCCGGTTAGGCGGCTGTTGTTTTATTCGGCTCATCGCCAAAAAGAAGCCATTCAGGTTCACATTTGAGAGCCCGAGCCAGCTCAACCAAATAACGTGGACGCTTAGTAGTCCCGGCCTCGATGGCCTGAAGTGATTGCTGTTTCATGCCAGCCAGTTTTGCTAACTGGTCCTGAGACAGATTCATCTCTTCACGTTTTTGCTTGAGGCGTTGAGAAATTGTTTCCATATCACCTCCACAGTTTTATCTGTATTCTGTGACAGTTATTTCTGTTTGTCAATTACAGTTTTAACTGTGACTATCAAGGCATACAGAGAGAGGGATTTATGAGCCTTGCGGATCGCGTTAAACAAAAAAGAATTGAGCTGGGGTTAACCCAGACAGAAGCTGCTGAGAAGGCCGGTATCCGGCAGCAGTCATGGCAGAGCATTGAAGATGGGAAAACTCTCAAGCCACGTAATATAATTGGAATAGCCAAGGCGCTTAAATGCGATGCTGATTGGCTAATGAACGGCGGCGCGTTTATGCCGATTGCAGAGGTCAACAGCAGGAGAGTTCCGTTGATAAGCTATGTACAGGCTGGAGCGCTGGCTGAGAAAAACCCTATCGAGGCCTTCGATGGTAGCCTTGAATATATACTCACTGATCTGGATGTGTCCGAGCACACCTTCGCGCTGCGCATCGAAGGCGACTCAATGGAGCCTGACTTCAAAGCTGGTGACGTTATTATTGTCGACCCTGAGGTTGAGCCAACTCCTGGCGAATTTGTTGTAGCGAAGAACGGCGGAACACAGGCGACCTTTAAGAAATACCGCCCGACATGGATAGACCCTCTCGGCTGCCAGCACTTTGAACTGGTCCCACTCAATGACGACTACCCTGTGATTAACAGCGATCACCAGCATTTAACCATTATCGGTGTCATGATTGAGCACCGAATTTACCGCCGTAAGCGCTAAAACGCCCTCCCGCATATCGAACTAAACCGGCTAATGCCGGTTTTTTTTCGTCCTTACAAAATAAATACCTCACAAATACAGAAACATATGTTTCGCACGCCATTAAATACAGTTTTATCTGTTGACGATAATACAGTTTTATCTGTATCTTTAATCCATCGAAACGAAACATCGACAGCTGAGCGAAGTTAGCCAGCGGCGAAGTGGAGTTAGATGACCGCTTAGAGCCGCCACTTGAATTTCAGCAGGTGACGGGGAGTGCGAGGGGTGTAACGGGCAATGGAGAGCCCGTGTGACCAGCTGAAACTAACGAGTTACCAGCAGCTCTTTGCGAGGGGCTGACGGTAAACAAGCAGAGAGGTAATTATGCGGCCTGAGTTAAACCAAGAGTATCTCCGCACAATCCTAACTTACGATCCTGAAAGTGGTCATTTCAAATGGAACTTTAACAAAGGCGCTCGCAATAAATCTCCTTATGCGGGGACGCTAACCAGTTACGGGTACATAAAGATCCTGATAGACCAAAAGCAATACTTTGCTCATAGGCTCGCATGGCTTTATGTGCACGGACACTGGCCTGAAGGTTTTATTGACCACATCAACGGCGATAAAGCTGACAACCGCCTAGTTAACCTCAGAGAGGCTAAGCGTGAGGAAAACTGCCGGAATGTATCCATCAAATCAACAAACACCAGCGGTTACATCGGGATAAGCATTGATAAGCGTCATGGGTGCTGGAGAGCGCAGATCAAGGTTAACCGCAAGCAAATAGCCCTCGGTACTTTCCAAACAAAAATTGATGCGGTGCGTGCTTTTAACGAGGCGGCCGTTTTCCATCATGGCGAATACGCCATTCGAAAGATTAAACATAACGAAGAGATGCTCATGAAAGAGTTTGGGCATCTTTAGCATTTCACCCGCATCAGCGGGTAACGACAGAGGGTAAGGCGATGAAAACAAGTAGCGGACAAGAGATTTTAAAGGGCTTCAATGTTCGGGATATCTCTGCTGATTATGACGAGCCAAGGTTTGATGTTTTGTTTGTCCATGATGATGGCAAATGCCGGTATTCAAACGATGTTTTTGGTTCTGAGCAAGAAGCCATCAGTTACGCAGAAACATGCAATGCCAACACAGCAGACGATGAGTGCTGGGACTACTACCAGCACTCTTCAACCAGCAACGACTGGAAGCTGATTCAACACATTGAAGCTAAAGCCGCCTAACTGGCGGCCTTTTTATTAGCTCACAGAGGGTAATGCGATGGCCTTTGAAGCGATCACGCTTTTGAAGCGCAGTCAGCGTTTTAAACTGGCTTTTTTGAGAACGGTAGACTTTGTCATTAGCGAAACCGTCGGATTTAACTCGCTTGCTGGCGACAAAAGCTTCGAGGATAAGTTGGCGTTTAGATACGCAAGAAGACTCAGTAAGTATCAAGGTGAATTGAATCCACGTTTCAGCAAAAACGTCTACGGGAAAGCAATCCTCCTATACAGAAACTCTTTCTAAGACCCGCTCCGGCGGGTTTTTTATCGGCCATACCTCAGCAACTTCACAGAGGTTGCTTAGTTATGAAACGGCTATCCAACCGCAATGACGCAACAGTACAAACTGGCACGGCGTCGGATGCTTTTCAACGTTCAGCGGCGCGGCTTAAGCGAGGAGATGATTAATCCTACATCCATGATTAGTCCTTAATTGTCTGTGGAATAACCAATTTATCAATTTCCTTTGTCTGTGGAAAGCAAGGAAACCACGCGCCGGGCGTGGATAAATATCCCGGCACTAACTGGAATGTTTTGGGGTGTGGCTGGGCCTGCATGGACTGATCACCCATGAAAACTTCGGTTCGAATCCGGAGCACTCCACCACAAAGCATTTCTCCCGCATCAGCGGGTAACGACAGAGGGTAAGGCTATGAAAGGCAGTTTATTAACAAGTGATATTGAAAAAGATAAGGCTAATGAGATTAGCGAAATCATCTTCCAGGCATTGCAGGAAATCGATCCAGCAGAGTTTAAAGATGAGGACTCTGGTGGCCCAGGGCGGGCATCAAGCCTTGCTGATCAAATTTCAGAACGCCTTGTACTCAAGGGCGCATCTATCAACTAACCCGCTCAGGCGGGTTTTTTATCAGTCATACATAGGCAGATTTTCGAGTCTGCCCATTTATGACAACCGGCGGCCATCCACCGCCCATTAGCGCAGAAGTCTTGTTTAACGTTCGGCGGCGCGGCCTTAAGCGTGGAGATGAATATGAGCAAAGAAAATCATGGCGGACCAGCTTTTCCTCACATAAGAAAGCCGGTAGCCCCAGGCGTGGAAGAGGTTATTACCAATGGTGGTATGTCGCTGCGAGACTATTTCGCAGCAAAGGCAATGCAGGGCAAATTGTCCAATCCTGAATGGATGGCAAGTGATGCATGCACTGCAACTGAGGCCTACGAAATGGCAGACGCAATGCTACGCGCCCGGGAGGCATCATGACAGTAACCCACAACGGAAAGCAGTACACCGCCAAAAAGCTCAACGATAACGAGTGGCAGCTGACGTCGTTATCGGCACCGCGTGACAAGCTGACGCTTAACCGCTGGCAGATGCATATCGCTGGCCTCCTGGAACAGGTTGAGGTGAAGGTATGATTGGAATGCACTACGGCACCGCATCAGTGCCACGTAGCGAGGTTTTACCGGGCACAATGCTGAAACACCACGGCAAAACTTATCGCGCCTCTGCGAACGTTGAGAAAGGCCTGTACGCCTTCAACATCTTCGAAAAAACCATCATCAAAAGTGATTCCGTCGTTGTGCTGCTGAATGAGCGCGGCGAGCCGATGGTTCACTGATACCAACGACCCTATTCAACCGATCGGCCTGGCATTAAGCGGGCGGCATCTGCACATCCAAATTTCAGGAGTTCAGCCATGAACGCATACCTCACTTACGACCGCATCGAAGATCGGAGCTGGGTTGAGCAGCAACTCACCGACGAGAAAGAGAAGTGGATCGACGACCGGGCGAAAGAACTGATTGCCATGTTCCCTGCGAAACCTCTGGAAATGAGCAGCTTGTTCCTGCCCCAGGAAGCCCAGTTTGCGCTTATCGGAGAAAAGGCCGAAGAGGCATACAACGAATACATATCGGCCTGCGCGTATGCCCGGGCCGAAGAAGAATGGCAGCGCCAAGCGCCCTGCCCGTTTTAAGGAGTGATTATGAGCTTCGATCTGATTCAGTTCGTTAAGGAGCAGGAGCCGCTGTTTGTCGGCGCCCTTACCGACCAGTCTCTGACTTGGGCAAAGGAATGCCAGTTCGCTATACAGTTATTCCAGCGCAATCAAAAATTGGCAGAAACGGCGATTTCCAACCCCACCAGCGCCCAGAACGCGATCATCAACGTTGCAGCGGTCGGCATAAGCCTGAACCCTGCCAGCAAACTGGCTTATCTGGTTCCGCGCGACGGTATGGTCTGCCTCGATATCAGCTACATGGGCCTTCTGCACATTGCCCAGTCGGCTGGCGTCATCAAGTGGGGCCAGTGCAAGCTCGTTCATGCTGGCGACGACTACGAGACGCTGGGTCTCGATAAGGCGCCAGCTCACAAATACAACCCATTTGCTACACCTGACGATCGCGGCGCCGTTATCGGTGGCTACTGCACTGTTAAAACCGCTGATGGCGACTATCTCACTGAAGAGATGAGTCTCGCTGAGATAGAAGAAATCAGGAAAGTGAGCAAAGCGGGAACATCACCAAAAGGCCCATGGGTCAACTTCTGGTCTGAGATGGCCAGGAAGACGATCGTCAAAAGAGCATATAAATACTGGCCGCGTGCTGACCGTCTGGATAATGCCGTCGATGTGCTCAACGAGAGCGAAGGCATATACACGGACCCAGTTATGCCCTACACCCCTGAAAGCGAAATCATCCAGTCGGAAGAAAACGCAAAACAGGAACTTATCAACACCATCCATTCACTATGTGAGGACATGAAGCAGGCGAAAAATATGCATGCTCTCAAAACTCACTTCCAGGCAGCTTACAAAATGACGGTCGGAATGCAGCTTCAACAAGAGGTTCAGGCCGTCTATGCCAAGTGCAAAGCAAAATTCGAAGAGGTTACGCAATGACAGCTCTTTACCAGATCGCCAATGATTTCGCAAAGCTGACTGATTCAGGCATGGAGCCTGAAATGATAGCCGACACCCTTGATGGCATTGAGTGGGAGCTGGAAGCAAAGGTCGAGCAGATCCTTGCTGTCTGCAAAAACGAATCTGCTTATGCCGAGGCGCTGAAAGAAGAAAGCAAGCGTCTTGCAGAGCGCGCAAAAGCCGCAGAAAACCGTGTGTCGAGCATGAAAGATTATGTGGCCACCTCCCTCGAAACAGCAGGAAAGAAATCACTGAAGGCAGGAATTCATCAGGTAACGGTTCGCGCGCCTTCCAAGTCAGTAGAGATTACAGATGCCAGCGCACTTCCTCCTGAATTCGTCGAATACGAGACGAGCATCAAGCCAGACAAATTGGCTATCAAACACCAAATCGAAGCTGGCGTGGATGTACCTGGCGCGCAAATAAAACTCGGCAAACCTTCACTCATCATCAAGTAGGTTGAGCCATGAAACGCACACCATTTTACCGCAGGCCAGGGCGAACCGGGCAATTCTCAGGTCTCCGCGAACGCGTTATCTGGATGATTCAGACGCGCGGCCGCCCGGTAACGGGCAGCGAAATCGCCGAGAAGTTTGGCGTAACGCTCATTGAGTTTAACCGGGTCGCCAACGGCATTACCCGCGGCTCAGGACAGATAGCGCAGATCGTTGAGTCGGAAAAGTGGATCAACGAGGACGGCATCTGCGACCGGACATTTAGTCTGGCCAGCAAGCCAAAGGTCGTAACGCCGCAGGGTAAATCGCGGCTGTTCACCCGGCGCGCCATAGAGCAATCGCAGGAAGGCAGACGGCAGGAGTGCATAGCTCGTGCCGCCCGCCGTAGCCGCCTGATTGCTCAGGGCCTCTACATCGACGAAATGGAGTCAGTGCTATGAAAGCGTGGTCACTCGAAGAGCTGGCGCTGCTGTGGCGATACTCAAACGCCGAAGTCGCAGAGATTACCGGCCGCAGCATTGAAGAGGTCGGAGATAAGCGCCTGCAAACGAATATTGAACGTAATGGCTGGGATGTTAACGATCCGGAGCGGGAGGATGTATGACCGAAAAATACTCTCTTATCTACGCTGATCCTCCCTGGTCTTACGGCAACACCATCAGCAACGGCGCTGCCGCCGATCACTACTCCACCATGAAGCTCATCGACATCAAGCGCCTGCCAGTGTGGGAACTTGCCGCCGAAAACTCGGTGCTGGCGATGTGGTACACCGGCACGCATAACCAGGAGGCTATCGAACTGGCCGAGGCCTGGGGATTTACAGTTCGCACGATGAAGGGCTTTACCTGGGTGAAGCTGAATCAGAACGCCGAGTTGCGCATCAACAAGGCGCTGGCCGAGGGTGGAGTCACCGACTTTTACGACTTCCTCTATCTGCTTAACGCCGAGACGCGCATGAACGGCGGCAATCACACCCGGGCCAATACAGAAGACCTGTTGATTGCCACCCGCGGCGCCGGGCTGGAACGAAAGCACGCAGGGATTAAGCAGGTGGTATACAGCCCGCTCGGCGCGCACAGCGAAAAGCCGTGGGAAGTTCGGCACCGGCTGGAGTTGCTTTACGGTGATGTGCCGCGCATTGAGCTGTTCAGCCGCAGCGCGGCGCCAGGCTGGGATGCTTGGGGGAATGAAGTTGATGGCGATGTGAAGCTTGTTCCGGGGAGATATGAAAATGCCGAGTAGAAACTGCCCTGAATTAACTGCCGAAATGGTTAGAGAGCTTCTGGAATATGACCCCACAACAGGGCTGCTGACCTGGAAGACTTGTCGCAAAAAAGTCCAGAAAGGTAGTGTTGCTGGCTCGGTTTGTGGGAACGGTAGAAAGCTTTACGTCAAAGTTAGGATTGGCCGCCTCTATCGCGCGCATCGTCTCATTTGGCTGATAGTGACAGGTGAATGGCCAAAGTATCACATCGATCATGTTGATAATGACGGCACGAACAACCGATGGTCCAATTTGCGTTTGGCTACGCTAAATCAGAACCAGCACAACCGAGAGTTAAGCAGAGCGAATTTAACGGGATATAAAGGCGTCTCTCGGGCCAATAACTTATCAAAACCATACCGTGCAAATATCACAATAGGCCGTGAGCGCCGCCACCTTGGCTACTACCGTTCGGCTGAAGAGGCCGCTCATGCTTACGACGAATCTGCTCGCGAGCTATTCGGCGAATATGCGCGACTTAACTTTCCGCATGAAAACGAGTTAGCCGCCAGAAAATTGCTGCCCGGCTGCGCCATCGACGTCGTGAAAACGGAGGCCGCATGACGCCAGCGAATGAAAACGCCGTCCGCGCCGCCTGCCGCCGGTGCACCGAAGAAATCCAGCAGGCCATGCGCAAGAAGCCAAAACCTAACTGGAACGAAACGGTGCCTCCCATCATCAACAAGCATCACAAGAAATTGAAGCTCTGGGAGTTAGCCTTCTGGAGTTTGTCGTATAAACAGGGCGGCTTAATCGCCGCTTCGGAGTTGAATCGTGAAAGTTTATATTGCCGGACCGATGAGCGGCCTACCTAATTTTAACCGTGCCGCTTTTAACCATGCGCATTTTCATCTCTGGTCGAAAGGCCATATTGTTCTGAATCCCGCCCGTCTACCAGATGGATTAACCCAGGCCGAGTACATGGACATCTGCCTGTCTATGCTTCGCTGTGCTGATGCTATCTACATGCTTGAAGGCTGGGAGCACTCCGCTGGTGCCCGAGCGGAGAATGCGTTGGCCGAGAAGCTTGAAATGGAAATTATCTTCCAGGAAGAGGAACGCGCCGCATGAACCGAGCCGCACCCGTTGATTTGAGGAAAAGCCTCGAAATTGCCAACCACCTGGCGCACATCGGGATTCGCTTCGTGCCGATCCCGGTGGCGACAGAGGAAGAGTTCCAGACGCTGGCCGCCGAGCTATCTCGACGGCTTGAGCAGATGGCTGTCGAAGCCGAGAAAAATGAAGGCGGTGCAGCATGAAGGCACTAATCACCCGGGAGCTTAAGGCTCCCTTTTTATTGCTGGCGTTCACCTTCAACCGAATTAACCGACAGTTCCGGGAGTACCCATGAAACGAGCATCAATATTTTTAGCTGCCATGGCCGGCACGCTGGCTTCGATTAAACCGTACAGCATCGCAGAAATTTCCCCTTCCCTATATACCGGAAATAGCTACCCGGTTAGTGGTGGGAAGACTGGCATTGCCGCGGCACGCAGAGCCGCCAAGAAACGCAGGAGAGCACGAAATGGCTGACATCATCGATACCGCAGCAGAGATTGAAGAGCTTCAGCGTAACGCTGCCCTTTCCGCTCACCGGCTCAACCGCAACGCCGTATCAGCCGAGCGTTGTGAAGAATGCGACGAACCAATTCCCTAGCCGCGGCGCGCTGCCGTTCCCGGCTGCCAAACGTGTGCGGAGTGCCAGGGCGTGATCGAATTAAGAAACAAGCAGAGGGGGATCCAGTGAAAGAGCGCGGAATGATTTTCAACGGAGAGATGGTGCGCGCCATCCTCGGCGGTCGGAAGACGCAGACACGACGAATTATGAAGCCTCAACCTGATCCTTGCCCGCCACCACGTGGCGGGCACTGGTGGCCAAGCAACGTTTTCAAAACAATGCTTCACGTTGAAGAAGAAATGCAGAACGGCAAAGGCGGCTGGGGCGGGCTCGTCGGCGACGCGTGCCCGTTCGGCGACGTCGGCGATCGCATCTGGGTGCGGGAGACGTGGGCAGAGGCTGGAGCCAGCGCGCCGGATCTGAAACTTTATCGCGCGAATTACCCTGCGCATGTTCCAACTCATTACGAGAACGTGCCGCCGGCTGAGGATGTCCGCTGGACACCCAGCATCCACATGCCGCGCTGGGCATCCCGCATCACGCTGGAGATCACCGGCGTTCGGGTCGAGCAGTTAAAGAGCATCAGCGAAGATGAGGCCCGATCAGAGGGGGTTGCCCGATTGCGTGAAGGTTTTTGGAAACATTACCAGCCAGGCTGGACGCAGCACCAGCTAAGCGCCAGGGGGTCTTTCGCTACGCTCTGGGATTCCATTTACGGCTCTGGTGAATGGGATAGAAATCCTTGGGTCTGGGTGCTCGAGTTTAAACGTATCGAAGGAGATCTCCATGCGACTGATTAATCGAGGTAACCAGCAATCACCGTTAGCGCGTCAGGCATGCGACATCGCGCTGGCTGCCCACCAGCAAAGATACGGCGAATATGGGCGCAGCAAAATGAAAGAGACGTATACGGTGAAGGTTGAAGGCGTGAAGGTCTGGGTGGAGGTGGTGAACCGCAAAGCGAGCTATGTGGCCACGGCAATGACAGGCATGCGCCGCTTGCGTGCCCTTCCCGGCCAGGCGTCCTGATAAAGAATTATCAAACGGCCCCAGTTGGGGCCATTGGAGAACGAAGATGAGCAAAGCAACGAATAAATTTGAGCTGATGAGCACCAAAGACATCTGCGTGCAGCTGTGTATTTCTTCACGTACGCTCGAACGCTACAGGAAAAGAGCCCCAAACGAGAACCCATTTCCTGAGCCCGATTGCGCTTACATGGGCGGCCCCAATAAATGGCTACGGACCAAAGTTACCGCCTGGCAGATTAAAGAGATGTCACGTTCAACCCGTAAGCCGATGTCTCACCTTAATCTAACCCGTGATGATAAAGGCCGTCTCACCCGACCTGACGCGGCGTGA